CGTGCTCGTACCAGAGCGCGAATACCCGGCCGCGGGCCTTCTTGAGCCGCCCGGAGAACGCGGTCAGCGTCAGTCCTAGGGAGTCGGCGGCTTCCTGGTGGTCGCCGGTGAGAGCGAGGGCCATGACGGCTTGCTGCTGGGCGAGGGTGAGGTGCGGCCAGATCTGCGCGAGGGTTAGGGACTCCACTAGGCGTTCGTCCCAGGGGGTGTGGCCGGATTGCTGCCAGTACCGCTGATATCCGGGCAGTGCTCGGGGGCCGGCGGCTGCGTCGCGTTGGTCGTAGCCGTGGTGGTGCATCTGGGTGCGGACGTAGCGGTTGGCTGCTTGCCTGCCGCAGGCGATCAGGTCGCCGCTGGCGGGCGGCTGGTCCGCGGTGAGGATCTGTTCGGTGATGGCGAAGTGGATGGCGGCGTATCGGTCTGCGGTGTTGATGTCGTTGCGCCAGCGGTCGATGACTAGGGCGGTGCGGGTGAGGCGGTCGAGGTCGTCGAGGGAGTAGCCGTGTCGGAGGATTTCGGTGATGGGGTTGAGGCTCAAGGTGTCCTCCTGGGGCGGGGTGGTGGGTGCCCGGGGCGGGATTCGAACCCGCGGGGGTCCGCTTTTAAGGCGGTCGCGTCTGCCGCTGCGCCACCCGGGCAGGTCTGTCGATCAGGCTGCGTCTGCCAGTGATTCGCCGAACAGAGACAGCTGTTTCACGACCTTCACGCTCGGCTCGATGACTGGCGGGGACTTTGGCTCTGGCCCTATCTCGCGCTCTGCGGCGGCCGCCAGTCTCTGAAACGCCAGCTTCTCCCGTACCTTGCTGGCGATGCTCTGCCACACCACGCCGCGTGAGGGGTCCTCTGGCTTTGCCGGCTCGCCGCGGATACCGAGTACCGCAGATACGGTGTCGCCGACCGGTGCTTGGTTGCGGTGGACGAGGATCACCGTTGGGGTTCCGTGGCCGGGAATGTAGGCGCCGGCCGTGTCGATCACCCAGCGCAGGTCCTGTCGCGGCAGGTACTCCTCAACGAATCGCCGACCGAACTCCCGCTTCATGAAGGAGTTTGCGGTCAGCTGTGCGCACCACCCGCCCGGGACGAGGAGGTCAGTCATTAGCTGGTGGAACGGCAACGACAGGGCGTACTTCATATGGCACACCTGTGGGTACGAGGCACGCACCGCATCTCGCTGCTCAGCGGTCTTCGGTGTCACGTATGGCGGATTGCCCACCACGACGTGATATCGGCCGCGCTCCAGCAGGGGCTCGGTCCGGTCCAGAAGGGTGTCCGCTGCGGTCACGTTGACCGGCCAATCATCGGGCATACGGTCCGGCAGCGTCGGATGGTTAACGCGATTCGCACTCAGCCACAGGGTGGCCGCGGCGACCAGCCGCAGCCTGGCTATCAGCACCGCATACGGGTCCAGGTCCACCCCGTGCACCACGTGGAGGGCACGCTCCAGCCGCTCGCCGGGCTGCATGAGACGCTCGGTTCGGCGTCCGCCAGGCGTCCACGCCTGCGCAGCGGCCAGCATCTCGTACAGGATGTGACCTGTTCCGCATGAAGGGTCGATGGCCTGGAAGCTGTCCATGCCCCAGCGGGCTGCGGCAGGGTGGAATGCCAGGTCCAGGAGCAGGTCGGTGATGTAGCGCGGGGTTTGGGCCAGTGCGCGGTGCTTGCGGGACTCCTCGGACAGGGCCTGGTAGGCGTTGCCGAGTAGGTAGCCATGTGGCCTGCATGGAGGGTCCGCTGGAGGGTGTTTTTCCCACAGTTCGTGGATCGCTTGCGCCTCAGTGTCTTCGATGCCTGCGTTCCATAGGGCGGTTTGTTGCGGGTCGGCGAACCCATTGAGAGATGGGTGTGCTTCCGCGAGGCGTTTGACGCCTTCGCGTATACCGTCTGCGGTTGACGCTGGTGTAGCGCCGGGAAACAGATTGTGCGAGTTGGTCCACCACAGCACGGCTCCCGCGTGGACCCAGGACACTGCGGCTTGGTGGCCTATGCGGCGCGCGAGGTGGTCTACGAGACGCCCGGCCAGCCGGTCCGTGGGGTGAGGGAAGCCCGCGTGACCGTGCTGTTCTGGGGTTCCATTCAGGGCTCCCATACCGCTCCTTGATGCCAGTGGCTGATAGAGACGCCTGCCCCTGGGGGCAGGCGCCGGGGCGCGATCAGTAGCCGCGACGAGCGCTGGCCTTGCGGAGGCGGAGGGTGCTGGCCTTCATGCGCAGGGCGTGGGCGCCTGAGAAGTTGCGGCCGTCGCGCTCGAGGTTGAGCAGGGTGCGCTCGGACATGTCCTCGATCGTTCCAACGGGGGTGAGCTCGCGCTCGAAGGCGAGGGTGAGGGTGCCGGTGTCGGCGGGGCCGGCGGTGTAGAACCAGACGCCGTATCCGCTGTTGGGGTCGTTGGGGTTGAACAGGCCGAGGACGACGGCCTTGCGGGTGCCCACGATCTGACCGTCGACGCGCTTGGGGCATCGGACGATGGTGCCGGTCTCGATGGTGGCGGTCATGTGGCCCTCCCCGGTTGGTGGTGCTTCTGCTGATCAGAGGTGGTTAACCACCTTGATGTGCTTAGAATGACACACGCTTGACGGGTGGTCAACCACCCTGCGAGGATTCATTCCATGGCCAACGTGCACAGCGAGAAACTTCGTGGGATCCGTCGGATCCCTGACCAGCTCTGGAAGGACTTCGGAGCAGCAGCAGCAAGTGTCGACAGCGACCGATCGGCCGAACTGCGCTTATTCATGGAGTGGTACGTCCGACGCCCCGACGCGAACCCTCCATGTCGACCGGAACCTGACACCGATAGCTGAGCCAACCGCCTCAGTCGGCCTTTGCAGCTTGGGCGATAACCCAGTCGACGGCGGCGCGTGCCGCGGCCAGGGTGAGGACGGCGCCGGCCGTGACGCCGATGAGCGCGCCGACGAGGCTGCACGCACGGTCACTCACCGCTGCTCCCCGCTGGGTCCGTTGAGTGCGGCGAGGAGTTCGTTGCGGGCTGCGGTGCGGCCGCTCATGAACTCCCAATCCCGGGCGACGGCCTGAACCCGGTCGATGGCGGCCAGCGCATCGGAGCGCTGCTCGCTGGGGATTGGGGCGGAGGCGCGCGCCTCTTCGGCGTACCGGGCGAGGAAACGGCGGGCGCGGTCCTCGGGTATGCCGCGGTCCATGGCGAGGAGGTCGACGAGGGTTTCGTGCCAGTCGCCGGGCTGTGGTTCGGGGGAAGGGGCCATGCTTCATGCTGGCGCGGATTCGGCCGGGCATTGCCCCTGTGCGTGGTGGGGCCCGGCGGTCGCATCGGCTTCCTTCGGCGCGGTCCCGCCGGGCAGTGCCAAGGGTGGCACAGGGCGCCGGCGGATCGGTCAGGCGGTCCAGGTGCCGGTGAGTGCGGCGGTGGTGAACCCGGGCCCGTAGGCCAGCATCACGCCCTTGTCGCGGTTGGCGGGTGGGCTGGCGTACGTGCGGGCGAGGACGTCCAGGACGCTGATACCGCCGAGGTTGCCGACCTCGCGGAGGCTGGCCCGGGAGTGGGCGAGCTGGGTGTCGGTGAGGTCGAGGCCTTGCTGTGCCGCGGTGAGGATGGCGGGCCCGCCGGCGTGGACGACTGTCCAGTCCGGGTTGGTGGCGTCGCGGCCCTTCAGCCACTCCACCAGGGCGGGCATAGCGTCCCCTGGTGCCTCGGTGGCGGCGCGGGTGGAGTCGAAGTGAATGCCCAGCTCGTCGATGCGACCCCAGTAGCGGTCGCGGGAGTTGGGGAGGAGGTATTCCCAGGTGTCTTCGATGCGCATACCGGTTGTGAGCTGGTCGGCGGAGACGACGCAGGCGCCGGCGGAGTCGCCGAACAGAGCCTTGTAGATCATCGACTCCAGCGCGCTGTCCGCGTGATGATAGATCGTGGACAGCGCCTCGGACACGACGACGAGGACGCGGCTACCCGGGTGCGCCGCAACGAGGTCCGCGGCGCGGGTGAGGGCCTGGGCGCCGCCGATACAGCCGACGGTGGCGAGGGCGATACGCCGGACGTCGGGGCGGAGGCGGAGGGTTTCGACGAGGTGGACGTCGAGGCCTGGGCTCGCCCAGCTGGTGGTGTTGCTGGTGACGATGGCGTCGATGTCGTGTGGCCGGAGGCCGGCGTTCTCGAGGGCCCGTGTCGCGGCCTTCTCGGCGAGGGTGGCGGCGTCGTTCCATGCCTGCTGGTTGCGGTCGGCGATGCCGAGGCTGCCGGAGATCTGCTCGGAGTCGAGGGGGTGGTGGAGGTAGCGGGTCTCGACGCCCGTGTTGCGGACCAGGCGCAGCGCGGTGCCCAGTTTGGGGTGATCCGCGTGGTGCAGGGTGATGTTGTCGCAGGTTTGATCAGCGGTGGCCAGGTGCTTGGCCTTGGCTATTGCGGGGCGTGAGACGTGAGTGGGCATCAGGGGGCACTCCGCATCATGTGTTTAGCGAGGGTTTTACCCTACGGTTGAAAACGATACGGAATGCCCTTGGCGAGGTTGCAGGTTCACGACACCTTGGCGTAAAGGTGCGGGAGCCGGCCGTGGGATTGCTCTTCGCCCGGGTACACCATCACGATCATGAGGCGTGAGTTCGGAGACGACAGCGGGCCCGCGGCGCAGATGTTGACCCAGCTCGGGCCCAGCGTCGGGTGCAGCAGGGGGCGTTCGTTGCCGTCGGGGTGGACCTGGGTGGCGGTGCCGGATGCGTAGATGGGTCCGGTGCGGGGGTCGTCGCGGACGTCGTGCTCAATGGCCTTGAGGATCGGGTCGTCGGGCATCAGCGCGCGGGCGGCGAGGAGCTGGGGCAGGACGTAGGGGGCCCAGACGGTGGCCCAGTCGGTGAGGATGCCTGGCCGGGCGGTGCTGCCGCGCCTGGGGTCGGGGAGGGTGCCGCGGAACGTGTCCTCGAGGAGCATGCCCCGCATCATGTTGCCCGGCGGGCCCGTCTCGGGGAACAGGCCGGCGAACGCCTGGTTGTGGCACAGCAGGTTGTAGGAGCAGTCCGTCACGTACGCCATGTGGGAGATGCCGTCGACGGCGTCCTTCCACATCCCGGGCACGATCTTGCCTGAGCGGGGGCGGAGAGCTGAGGGCGGGTCTTCGCCGCGCGCGTAGCGGCACAGAGCCACCCACTCCTGCTCGGACATGACGAGGATGAGGGCGACGTCGCGGAGGAGTTCTATGGACGGGTTCTTGTGGCGGCCGGCTTCGAGGCGGGCGTAGGTGCCGCCGGTGCGGTGGAGGAGTCCGTCCATCTGCTGCTGCGAGAGCCCTGGTGCGCGGCGGCCTTGCCGGGTGGGGCGGGACAGGCCGTGGACTTCGGGGTCGATGAGGCTGCGGTGCTTGACGAGCAGGGTTTGGAGGGACGTGGCGTCCAAGGGTGTTCTCCCGTTATCACGTGAGGCCTGTTGGGCGGTAGGGGTGTTTGTGGGGCGGTTTTTCCGGTGAAAACCCGCCAGATGTATTTGGTTGATTGTTCATTCATGCTTGGGGTGCGGCGGTCGCGTATGCCGCTAGCCGCCCGGGTTCAGCAGTCTCGGGCGGTGGTCTGTCCGCTTGGGCGGGTCGTCGGTAGTTCGCAGCCTGCCGGTGGCCCGCCAAGCGCACGTAAGGGGTGTGGCGTGAAGTGCACCTGTCTTATTGACTAGATGTATCACCCAGCCTTCGCCTGATTCCATCGCTCGTTCGAGTGGAGCGGTGGCCATCACGGGATTCACACCCACCAGGGCCCGGCCTGCACGCGAACCCCGCACATGACACTGGGGCGTTACATGCCGCCGCCGGTATCGACACTGCTGACCAGCACGCGAAGGCGCCCACGCTTCACCGCGGATTCAGGCGCCGGCCAGTCGTCTGCGCACAGTCCGTACGACGGGACCGTCCAGCCCGGCAGATAGTGCCGGTAGACCGTCTCCCAGTCCGCCTGGAAGTAGCAGCCCAACAGTCCGCCACGGTTCGGGATCGGCTCGGGAGCCTGCTCGTTCTGCTCACGGACCTGTGCGGCGACGCGGTCAGCGTGGCCCTTGTGCCGCTTGCAGAACCAGTGCGGAATCGTCCAGCCGGTGCGCGGGTCTTTCTCCAGAACACGGTGGTGAGACTGGGCGCCGCATACGCCGTCCTCGGTGCGCCAATCCCGCGGCGGGCGGTGGGTTACCCCGCCCTGCGCTTGAAAGGCGGCAACGAAGGCCGCGATGTCAGGCGGGATGACGGGCTGCCGGATGGGTGTGGGCTCGGGCAGTGTCGGGTCGGGCTTGTTGTGCGGAATGTAGCCCCGGGGCTTGTACGGGCGGAGGCGCGGCGCCTCACAGGTTGGCGCTCCGGACGGGCCCCAGTTACCGGCTTCGCGCGGTGGTTCGTAGCGGGGGGCGTCGGCTTTCACGAGCAGCCTGTAGCGGAGCTGGCCGGCACTGTCGCGGCCCAGGACTCGGCGGGCGGTCTTCAGGGGGTTGACGCCGCTCTCCGCCGCCTGCTGGATGCCGTAGCTCACAGCGAGCAGCAGTTCGCGGGCTTCGTGGCCGACGCGGGGGTCCTCGTAGATGGCGCTGATCCGCTCCGCGTAGCTGCGCTTCGGCCTGTCCGCCTTGGCGGGTGCGGGCACTGACGTCAGGCGGGCCATCAGGCCTCCTCGGGTTCGTAGTCGTGCCAGGCGTCGTCGCTGCCCTTCGCGTCGCAGGTCTTGCAGAGGCCGACGGATACGGGCTCGTCGGCGTCTTCGTGCTCGTCCTGCGGGTGCCCGCATTCGGCACACAGGGGCTGCTCGGCTGGCCCGTCGAGGGCGCGGATGGTGGCGCACTGGTCGTAGTCGACGGGCGAGTTATCGGTTGACCCCTTGCCGTCCCAGGCGGAGCAGTCAACGCAGATCGTTCGGCCAAGGTGCTTGACGGGACGGTGCAATGCGCGGGCCCGGTCGATGGCGGCCTTAGCTGCTGCCAGATCCTGGTCGTAGCCATCTACCTGGTCCCGGGACCTGCGGATGTTCCGCTTGAGGTAGTCGATGTTCCGCTCCAGTTCCTCTTCCCGCGCCCGTGCGTTGTCGAGGATGCGGGAGCAGGACAGGCAGGACGTTTCCCAGACGATGGCGTTCCGGTAGTGCAGCAGCTCGTCCAGTTCGGGCTGGACGGCGGCGAGGGACGCTTCGGCGATGGCGCGGGAGCGGTCGCGGTTCTGCTGGCCGTAGGTGTCATAGAAGGCATCGGCGATGCGCTGCCGCAGGTCGTCGGTCACTGCTGCTCCTTGCCGTGGTCGAGGATTTGACGCAGGCCGGCTTCCACGTCGATGACCTCGTCCAGGTGCTGCAGGAGGGCCTGGTTGCCGTCGGCGAGGGTGTTGTGGATGCGGATGGCGCTTGCGAGCCGCGTTGCTTGGGCGGCCGCGACGCGGTCTCCGGGGAGTTCGCGTGCGGCGTCGAGGGCGTCGTCGGGGCTGATGGGTGCGTACTGGGCTTCGAGATCGGTGTCGAAGCTGGCGTAGTCAGCGAAGCGGGAGGCGTCGTAGTCGTAGTAGTCGAAGTTCTGGACGCAGACGATGGTGACCTTGTTGTCGCGGTCGAGGTAGCGGCGGTAGTGGACGCTGGGGTTGTGGCGTGCGTCGCCGGTCATGTCGAGCGGCATTCGGGGCTCCTTGGGGCGGGTGTCCATGGTTTCGCGGTATCGCGCGGGTGTTGCCCGGGTCTGGGTAGACCTGTGCCCCGGCTGGGGGAGTCCGGGGCACAGGGGTTCAGGCTGCTTCGGCCCACAGGCGGTCCGCGATCAGGCCGTGGGTGCGGGCGAGGATGCGCCTGGCCTGGCGGCCGCCGACCTGGGCCGAGAGCTGCGCGTGCAGGTCGGTTCCTGCCGGCTGGTTGATGACGAGGTCGATGAGCTGTTCGGGGGTGGTGGGCAGGGGCTGGAGGGCGGTGGTCATGGGTGCTCCTTGGGAGGGGTTCATGGTTGCGCGGTCCGGCGTGGTGTGTTGCCCGGTTGCTGCTTGTCTCGACTCTACCTTGTTTATGTTGTGATCGCCACAGAAATGCAGGCACGGGTGGGTACACGAAAGCCCCCACCCGCCGGGCAGGGGCTCAACGCGAACAATCCAGGCGCGCTACACGCCCTCCACCACAGGCCCACACGCGCCCGCCAGAGCCTCCACCACGCCCCGCAGCTCACCCCGAGCCACCACCAACGCCTGCCTCGCGTTCAGCAGCCCCCGCAGCGGCACCGAAGCACCCCCGTCCGTACCGCCCGCACCGTCTCCCTCAAGGGCCTGCTCCTCCAGGGCGCGAATGCCGGCCGACAGCTGCTCCAAGGCCTGCGGCAGCTGCTCGACGGCGAGGTGCAGGCCTTCGGCGACGTCCCGCACGTCCGCTGTACCCGTGAACGCGGAAGGCTTCTCCGTGGCCGCGTTCAGTGCGTGGACCTGCTGCGCGAGCTGGTAGGCGAGGGCGGCGGGATCGTCGGTCATGGCGCTGTCCTCCGGTTCGGGGTGTTTGTCCGAAGTATCGCAGCGGCCACTGACAGCGGACCTGGGTGCGGGGCGCCGGGCCGGGGCTCGGGTTCGGGCGGGATTCAGCTGACGCCGAGGGCGGTGGCGTTGGCCAGCAACTGCTTGATGCCGTTCAGGTCGTACGGGGTGAGGGTGCCGGCCCGGGAGTCCTGGTAGCCCCCGTTGGGGCTGGTCATGATCGGGCTGACGCCGGTGGTGTCCTTGACCGTCTCGTAGGAGGCGATGGCGCCGTCGTTGTTCATGTCGCTGTTGCAGTGGTCCAGGCCCAGCGTGTGCAGGAGTTCGTGGACCAGCGTGTTCTTGAGCTTGATGGTGGTGATGGTCCAGGTGCCGTCCCAGTACTCGGTGTCGATCAGGACGTAGCCGCCCCAGACCGCGTTGGTGGCGGTGTTGTAGCAGGGGAGGCCTTGGCTGTATCCCGCGGTTCCGACGGGCCGGTACGCCTCGCCGTACTGGATGTGCCCGAGGGGCGGCACGGTGGAGTAGTCGGGGGTCTCCACGCCGCCGATGGCCAGGTTGACGCCGGCGGTGACGAGCTGCGCGACGGCGGCGGTGAGGTACGGGGTGTAGCGGTCCTTGAGGGCCTGCGTGGGGAACGTGATCGTGTACTGCTGCGACGGGCTGAGGCAGTAGACGCGGCACTGGGTGGTGATGCGCCAGCCCGTGCCGGCGAACACCGGGCCGTTGGCGACGAGGCCGCCCGCGCCGGTGCCGGTGGTCGCCGTCCGCGGGGTGGTGGTGCGCTGGAGGGGGAGGCCGGCGGCGTGGGCGGGGGAGAGGTGCGTGGAGAGAGTGGGCATCCGTCCATGCTGGCTCGGATCTGCCGGGGTGTTGCCCCTGTCCGGTGGTCTCCCAGCGGAGCGTCAGTCCTGGTGGCCGATGGGACCGAGTCCGCTGTGTGCGCGAGAAAGGGCAGCCCCCAGCCGCTCGGCGAGATCCCGCGCTTCACGCAGACCGTCGTACGCGTAGGCCAAGTCCTGGTCGAGCGTGCCCTTGTCGCTGCGTAGGTGCCCGGACTCTTCCAGGTCGCGTACGAGGCGGTGGGTCTGCCCGATTGCTTGGGGCAGGCGCGCGGCCAGTTCGGTGAGGCTGCCGATCGTGGTGTAGGCATCGCCGGGCTGTTCCCAGCCGTCGCGTTTGCTGAGGGTGGCGTGGTTGAAGGCGCGCAGGGCGTCCGCGGCGGCTTGGGGGAACTGGGCGGGGGCGTCGTTGTCGGCCATGCCAGCATCCTGCCGGAGTTGGGCCTGGCTCGGCGCTTGAATGCTCGACTCAGAACAGGCTCGACGCCGCCCACATCACGAGCGCGTACAGGCCCGTCCCGACGGTGCAGAGGATCGCCAGCCACACCAGGGCGCTGGCCGGCCACGGGGCGGGCACCTCGGGTTTGGGTGGCTTGATGGGGCAGCACTTTGAGCAGTGGGCATCGGGCATGGCGTCATCTTGGCGAGCTGGCCGCGGGCCGGGTAGATGCAGACGGGCCGAACATGCGCACGGCCGCGGCTGGTCGGGTGCCGCCGGTGATGGTGAGCGCCAGGGTGGCCTTGCCGGTGCGCGGGCTGCCGGTGACGCGCTGCACCCCGGACGAGCTCCCGCCCGGGGTGCAGCGCGCTCAGGCCTGGGTCACATACGGCTCTGGAGCCAGTGCTGGATCCAGGGGGTCAGCAGGGTGATGGCGCTGCCGCCGGCCGTGTACAGGGCGCCACGGAGGGGTTCCTGCCACAGAGGGCGCCGTTGCCACGTCGGGAGGTTCTGCCGCGTCGGGCGCCGGCGCCACTGCAGGGCGCGGCGCAGTCGCTGGTAGTAGCGGGCGCGGCGGTTGCCGTTGCCCTCCCCGGGCGGGGTGGTACCTTCGGGTTTCACGGTGTACTCCAAGAAATGTTGGGGTCCTTGCGGACCTCGTGGAGTGGCGCATCGCATGGAGAGCCCGTTCTCGACCCGGTTCCTAGGCCATTAGTCGAGAGGGCTCTCTTCTGCGTTGCGGCGTCGCGGTGAGGCGGCGTTGCCCCGATCCTACCGACCCGCAGGGCGAACACCTTTTGTCTCGGGCCTAGTTGTGGATGACTGGTCGCGTCGGCCGGTTTCACGATTCCGCGAATGTTGCTCTGAGGGAGCCAGGTTGAGCCCTTGACCTTGAAGCTCCCTCTCGCGCTTTTGTGAGCGACGTCACAACGCGTGCTCTGCACGAGGCGAACAAGGCGAGCGGCGTACCGATGATGAATCCACGAAGTGGTGCTGAACACGTGCCCCTCGGCACAACGTAATTGCCACCGCCCGCCGGGTCAGGGGCCGCCGGTGCCCCGTCAATGTATTGAGGGTTGGAAAGTCAGGACCACCGGCACGCGCCAGGCCTCGCCCGCCGTGCGGGGGTCAGAGGCTGCTGGTGTCCAGCTCGAGGCCGAACGGCTCCGGCAGCGCCACGGCCGCAAACCTCATTTGCACGCCCTGCAAATCCCCAGCTCAAAGCACGAAGCGGCCCGCCACCCCGAAGGGCAACGGGCCGCCAACCACCCCCGAACACCTAGTCGGCGGTCGGCTCACCCTTCAGGGCCTGCCCGATGGTCGCCTCGCTCAGGCCGGTGGCGCGGGCGAGAGCGGTCTTGGTGACGCCACGGGCGGCCGCGGCGCGGATGGCGCGGTTACGGCGGGCGACGTGCTGCTGCCGCAGCCGGTCCCCGGCCACTGTGCGTTGCAGGATGCGCGCCCAGGCGAGGAGCGCCCGGCCCTGCCATCGGCGGACGGTCTCGGCGAGTGCACGTGGGCGGGGTGCGGGTGTCGTGGTGCCGGCCAACGGGTCCCCCAAAGGTCGTCCAGTCGTGAACGACACGGTGGGGCCGGGCGCGGGGAGCGGCAAGGGCGCCGTTTCGGCCGCGGTGTGTCAGCCACTCCTGCCGTTGTGGCTGTGGCACAGCGGGCATCGTCGGTCATGGTGCATCCCCCTGGCCAGTCCTCATGGACCGCAGCCGGTCGGCGACGTCGTAGACGGTCACTCGTAGCGCGCGGATGTCCCTGATGAGGTCGAACCAGGGCTCGATGGTGGCATCCACGGTTTCGCCGGAGGCGCGGATGTAGGCGACCGCGACGCCGTATCCGAAGTACTCGTTGCGGGCCGGCAGGGGGCGCAGCAGCACGATCTGCTCCAGGAGTGCGGCCGCCCGCCAGTAGGCGTCGGGTTCACCCAGCTCCAACTGTGGGGTGTTTACGCGGTGCCGGGCGACGGCGGCGACGAGCGCGGAGTAGTCGAGGACGCCGAGGTCTTTGCCGAGGAGTTCTTCTTGGCGGTCGAGGAGCCAGCGGATGTCGATGTGGAGGTGCAAGGTCAGGCCGCCCGGTGCGCGGAGGTGGGCGTGGGTAGGCCGCCGAACTCGGCGTCGAAGGCTTCGGCGATGCCGGGCTGCGCGATGGCTTCCCGGAACGCGGCGGTCGCTCTGCCGAGGGCGATCTGGTTCTCTTCGTCTATGGCGAGCTCGGCGAGGTAGGCGCGGACGCTTTGGCCGCGGGCGGCGGCGATGGCCGCGAATCGGTCCCGGGTCTCTGTGTCGATCTTCACGGTGGTGTCAGCCATAACCCCAGTATGCGTCAGGGAATACCTCGGTGAATACCTTTCCCGCGCGGGCCCACGATGGTGCCGCGTAAGTGCAGGTCAGCGGCTCGTAGCCGTACCCGGATCCGTCACGCTGGGGGAATCCGTGACGGCTACGCGTACCCGCTGGCCGGCCCTGCGCCGGGCTCGGTACGCGGCCTGGCGACACGCATGTCCGCAGTACACCGCGTCCTGGCGGTGTCCGTGGCCCAACGCAAACCGTCTTCCGCACACCGGGCAGCACGCTATGTGCTCGTCGTCCAGGCCATGGATGAAGGCGATGCCGATCTCGACGGCCTCGGCGTAGTGGTGGCGCCAGCGGCGCGCGGCGGCTTTGTGGGCGGGGCAGCAGTACTGCTTGTCGCTGCGGGCTCCTGCCGGCAGCGGCTCGGAGCAGAGGATGTACGCGCACCGCGGCGCCTGCCCGGCCATACCTCCACGGTACGCCCGGCGCGGCAACGCCCCCGGCTGAAGCCAGGGGCGCTCAGCAGCGTCAGGCCAGCTTTCCCCAGCACCGGATCGCTTCGGGCAGAGGCACCGTGCTGACGCCGACGAGGTATCCGTCGGTCCGTCGCGGGCAGTGCTGCCGGCCGCACCGCAGGCCGATGACGCGGCCTGCGCGGACGCCGGGGTGGGGGTGGCCGGTCCAGGTTCGGCAGTGCGTGCACCGGACCCACAGGACGCTGCGGTCGGCGCTGTAGTAGCCGGGGAGGACGGGTGGCTGGGTTTCGGGCATGGCGGTCTCCGTGGTGTGTGGGCAGGGCTACGCGGCCCCAGGGCGGGGCGGCGCAGGTGAGGCGAGACGGGAGGCACAGGGCGCTGGCCGGTCTCCGATTGGTTCTAGGGAGTCGGTTGCCTAGCCCCGCAAGTCGCGGGCTTCGACGCCCGGGGGCGGGGTGGGGCCGGTGCTCTTCATCTAGGACGTCGGTGTCACGGCCGCCCAATGTGTGCGGGCATGCGAACGCCCCCTGGGCGACTGCCAGGGGGCGTGGGCCTTGAGAGGGTTACGGGTCTTCGAAGCCTGAAGGTGACGCGCGACCTACAGAGGTGAGCGGGTCGACCGTCCGCCTCGGTGGCGGCGTGGTCGGCTGGCCGGTGTCGTCACGGATGCGCCTTTCGCCGTGGCCGTCTCGGCTCGGGCGGGCGTCTCTCGGCACTTGGGAGCAACGCTCGGCACTCTAGTTCCGCGATGTAGGCGTCCACGGATTCCACCCGCGCCACGACCCTCTTGCCGAGAACGAAGGCGCGCGGTCCCTTCCCGGCCATTCGCCATTTCCGGTAGGTGCCTGGGGTGATGCCGAGACGGGAGGCGATGCCAGGCCCGGCTTCGGTGTCTTCGATCCAGAGGAGGCCGGGTGGGGGAGTCCGGCTCATCGTTGAGTCTGTTCGCGGCACGGCTCCATCACTTCTTACGGCGAGCGGCGGAGCGAGCTTTCGCGAGACGGGACGGTTGCGCTGGCACCCGGCACATGTCCTGGATCGCCCGCAGCTCCTGCGGCCCAAACCGCTTTGCCTTTCCCAAGCCGATGTACGGGAAGCCGTACTTGTTGCAGCCGTCGAGGAGAAACCGTTCGCCGCAGCCCAGCGCCTTCGCGGCTTCCTTCGGGGTGAGGGTCGTGTTGCCGTTGTTGAGGGCTCGGGCGGCAGCCTCGACGATGATCTCGCGCATTTCGCTGTCGCTCAGCGCGTCGAGGACTGCCTTGACGGCCGGATCGCGCTCGGCCTCGGTGAGGGTGTGGGGAAGTGGCACGGGGCAATCCTGCCGGGGCCGACGGCGCCGAGGGGGCGGACACGCCAGAGCCCCCAGCCGAAGCCAGGGGCGCTGGTTTATTCCTTCGGGACAGTTACGGGGCGGGCGTCGCCTTCTTCTGCTTAACCTCTTCGATCTGCTTGCGCACCGCGGCCTCGACCTCGCCCAGCAGATGGTCAGGAACTGTGGCCTTCACTGCGCGCATCACCCCTTGGAAGAGCTCAAGGGTCTCTTCGCGGTTCTGCTTTGCGCGCTCTGCGTGCGCCTCGTCGACCTTCTCGCGGGTCACCTCGGTCAGCCCGGCCGACCAGGCCGTGCTTGCGAGGTCTGCAACAACCTTGGCTGCCGTCATGGTGCCGTGCAGACAACGACGGAAGGTTGCCTCCCCTGGGTGCGAAACGCCTTCAGCTCGGGTCAACTGGTCCAGCACCTTCAACGTAGCTGGTCGGTCCGTGGGGGGAGTGTCAGTGCATAGCTGTCCGCGCCAAGTGGCATTGAGCAGCCCGTAGTGCAGCGCGGACGAGGCGGAGCTGACCATTTCCAGGTAGTCGAGCAGGCCCTGCTGATCGTTGACCTGTTGGGAGGCGTCCATGATCTGCTTGCCCAGTTGGTGTTCGAAGGTGCTTTCGGTGCTGGGTTCAGTGCTCATGCGGTCCTTTGTGGTGGTCGGCGGGGTTCGGTGCGGCCAGTATTGCGGGGCGGCTTGGCGGGGGCCGGGGGTTAGCGCACAGCGAACGGCGAGCGCCCGGAACTGGTGGAGGCCACGGACGCCGGCCGCGCCGCACTCGTTTGACGGCCTATCGCACGCCGAGCCGCATGCAGATGAGGCCGCCGATGGCCTCCGCGGTGCGGAGTACCAGCTCCAGGTGCTGAAGTTGTTCGACTGGGAGTGCGGCGAGGGCGAGGAGGAGCAGGCTGTAGGGGCCCCACGGTGCGGGGGTGTTGGGGTGGCTGATGGCGGTCGGGTTTTGGCTGGTCATGATCTGCCTCCAGGCGGGTGTCGTCGGGCACAGTTGCCCTGGCCCTACGACCCATGTGGAGACGGGGGTTTGTGGTTGTGCGACACTCTGGTCGCTGTTAGCGGCAGCGGCCGGGGTGTCCACGCCCCACAACCTAGCGTTCCCTCTGTTGTGATCGCAACAGAAAGCTCGGAGAGTTTTCCCGGTCCTGGGCTACTCGTCAGCCTTCCCGGCCTCGACCATCGCGATCAGATCGCGGCTCACGTCCACCGCCGAGGCCCGTACTGCCCGCGAGGCCAGATTCGCCGCAGGTGCCTTCGCTGCGTAGTAACGCTCGAGAGCAGCTTCCGCGCCGGACCCCTGAGCAGTGACGATCCGCTGAAACCGACCCGACCTCAGGTCACCAGCGGTCAAGATGCGCGGATGTTGCTCGGTCGGAGGGCAGTAGCCAACCGGATCTTGGACGAGCCCGTCGAGAGCTGCGGGAAGGCTCCCGAGGTTGCTCACCAACGTGTCCACGGCGAACGTGCGGCGCCCCTCCGGTCCCTCGACAACCACCTCGTAGCCGTCGCCGTACCGCTCCCGCGCCACCGTGACCCGGTCGGCGAGACTCAGCCGGACACGGTCGTCGCCGCGCACTTCGTCGGTCTTGTAGTGATCAGCCGCCGGGTACAGGACGTGCAGCCGACGAGTGACGCCAGGGTGCGACCGCAGCCACGTCCCGAGAGGACGGTCGCCGCCAAGGACGTAGGTGCGGCCCCGCAGTTCCTCCGGCCGGGCACGCCACAGAGGCGGCAGGTCCAGGCCGTCGGGCGCAGCTATCCAGTCGGCTGTGGCGGGGGTGACGGCGGCAACGCCTGTGGCGACGATGACCGCGGCCGCGGCAAGCACCTGCCCGTCCTTGAGGACAGCTTCGGCCCGGTCGTCATGCCCGGCGACGCTGATCGCCCGGCCCTCGATCAGCGTGCAGCGCCCGGAGTGCTGGATCCGGGCGAGGTCCGCGGCGAGGGCCTGCGCGAGTGCCGGCCCGGTGGCCCAGGCGCCGGGGACGTTCTCCAGGGCGCTGATCTGGTGGAGCTTGCCGCCGACCTTGTCGGTTTCGACCACGGTGACGTGCTGGCCGAGGCTGGCGGCCATTACCGCGGCCGCGCATCCGGCGGGGCCGGCGCCGATGACGATGAGGTCGTTCATGCCGCCTCCACCGTGGCGGCTGTCAGTCGGCACAGCACTTCATTGGTGGTGACGAGCTGCTTCCGGCCGAGGTTGCGGCCGGCGAGGAGCAGCGCGGCTTCGTGGTAGGCGTTTCCGCCGGTGGAGGCGCAGGCGTCGGTGACGAGCCAAGGGCGGTAGCCGGCGTGGTAGGCGGAGACCGCGGTGTCGTAGACGCAGGAGTCGGTGTCGATGCCGCAGATCACCAGATCCGTCCAGCCGGACCGCTGGATGAGCTGGAGGCAGTCGGCGGTGAGGGCGCTGGAGGTGGGCTTGTCGATGACCGCGGCCGCGGACGGGAGGTACGGGGCGAGGTCGGCGACGATGCTCTGCTCCTCGGCGCTGCGGAGCCGGGTCCAGCCGGTGAATCGCTCGTACGGCGAGTCTGGGGCGTTGTAGAAGCGGGCGAAGACCAAGGGGGCGCCGGCCTTGGTCCAGGAGTCGACGAGGCGCTGTACGACAGGGACGGCGTGCTGGCTGCGGTCGTTGACGAAGCCGTTTTGGACGTCCACCACGATGAGCGCCGTCGTTCGGGGATCCACTCGCTTCGCCTTCCGTCGTCCGGTCAGGGGCTGCTGTCACGCAAGGCGTCCTGCGCTGATCGAAGCCGGTAGGGCAGCTCCGACGTTGCCAGGATCGCCTCGCGCATGGCGCGGTGCTGGGCGGTTTCGACTGGTCTCGCCGCCGTCAATCGAGAGTACGCGCCCCGTAGGTAGCGCCACCCGAAGTCCCCCGGCATGACCGGATCCTGTCCGGCTTCGACCATGGCGAGGATGTGGGAGGACAGGGCCCAGAGAGCTTGGGCGTCCAGCTCCAGGGCGACGATGTCGGCCATCGTCAGTGCGCTTTCCTCGGCGTGGGGGTGGTAGGCGACGCCGGACCAGCCGGCGAAGCCGAGGGAGCTGGAGGCGCCGCCGCTGAAGGGGATGGCTTCGGGGTGCTGCCAGCCCGCGGTGAACCTCTCCGCCTCGGTGCCGGAGGCGAGTGGGACGACGTTGTCGGGGTCTTCGCGGTTGACGAGGACGGACGGGGTGGTGAGCAGCTGGAGCGCTGTCTCGCGGCCGGTGTCGTCCCAGGCGTGGTCGCGCAGTTCATAGGCGGACAGGACGTAGTGCGGCTCGCAGGCGCCAGGGCCGTGGCCGGGCAGGAGCGTTGCGAGTTGGCGGCCGGCCCAGGCCCGGTCGGTGAGGTACGACCGGTACCGCCACACCGCGAGGTCGGTCAGCGTCTCGAGGCGGTGGTGCTCCTCGAGGTGCACGACGGCAACTCCGCATGCGTAGGAGTGCACCGTCGCGGCCTCGGCCGTGCGGTGCTCGACGCTCAGCGTCCGCTGCTCGAGGCCGCCCGGCCCCGGCCGCTGGTCCTGGCCAGCCCCGAACGCGGCCGCCAGGCGTTCGCCGACGTATACGGGCAGGAACTTGTGACTGACAACCACGCACGGCGCCGGAAGGGCCCCTGAGGCGGCGGGAGCCGCGCTCTGAGCCGGGACGGTCGGGGAGAGGCGGGCGTAGAACGCCTCCCGCTCCTCGTCGGTGCACCGATCGCGGAGCGCGGAGTCGAGGATCTGCTGCGTGGCCGGCAGCGGCACCAGCTCGGCGCCCTGCCGCCGCCACTTCATGACCGTGCCGAACGAGACACCCAGCACGCGGGCGAAGTCACGATTCGACAGCCGCATCACGGACTGGAGCAGCACGGCCTCACGGCCCGTCCACTGCTCGACCGTGACCATCCGTCAAACCCCTCTCCCACGCCTCGTAGACGGCTTCTTGTGCAGGTTATGCCCGCTGATGCACCGGCAGTGAATCACCAGTGCATCACCAGCGAATCTTGCCCAGACGCGACCCGCAGCAGGCTGGTTCACGGGCCGAACGGACCGGAGCCAGAGGGGGCGAGATGCACGAAAAGCTTGATGCACGCGCCGCAACTGACCACCAGGTCTGTACCTGCCCATCGCCCGCTGGCGCCTGCACCGCAGCGCAGGCGCCAGCGACACCCTCAGAGCTTCGCCGAGGACCGATTGGCTCGAGCCTGTTCACGAGCGGCCCTCCACTCATCTGCCCGCTCCTCGAGGGAAACAGCAGCTACCTGCTCCGGCACGTACGCCGCGGGCTGCGGTGTCTCCTCGTCAGCATCGGTCTGGTCGGCCGGCTTCCCGGGGGAGCGCTGGGCGTGGAACTCTGCCCGCTTCTCGACGCAGATCCGGCACTCCTCCTCGCGGTCCAGGTCCATCCCGTCTTCACACCGCACATTGCCGCCCTCGCACCAGGATGGAGCGATCAGGGCGTACAGCACGGCAATCGACTCATTAATCCCCTGCCCGGTCAGCGACAGAGCGTCGTCCTCGTAACGGGCCCACCTGCGGCTAATCCGAGCCTGCACCTCGTTCACTGTCCGCGGTTCCTCGAGGGCTTCGGTAACTCGCTTGTGCACCGTTCCAGGCAGGCCAGCCGGGAAGTCCCGCTCGAGGAGAAGAGCCAGCGGACGGGGAACCACCCCGAGAACGGCGCTGATGTCGCCGTACGGCAGCGGCTTGCTGTCTGCCTGATCGCGCTCGCTTGCTGGCGCGGCGAAGCCGCTACCCCCGTCAGCCCCCCTACAGGGGGTTGGCCTACGGCCGTCACCCATATTCGTCTGGTCGTTTGGGTCGTCCTGGTTCGTACCCGTTGCAACAGGTTGGTGGTTACCCGTTGCAGCGGGTACGGGGCTACCCGTTGCAACGGGTACGTCGGAAGAGTTGGAGCTACCCGTTGCAACGGGGTGGTTCGAGGCCTCTCTCTTGGCCCTGCTCTTGGTCACACGAGCACGCTTCTTCGCCGCGTACGGGGCTTCAGCCGCCTCTACTTTGGCTCGCTGGCCTGCCTTCCACGCCTTGAACCCCTTCGGGTCCTCCCTCTCCCACTTGTCCGCTGCGAACGTGTTAGCAGGGCCCTCCCATCCGGTCGGCGGCCACAGCGGCAGCTCGTACTTCGTCCTCATGCCTTTACGGGCGTGTATGACGATCAGGCCCAAGGTGGCAAGGGCACGGACGTACGGGTCGACGTCGTCTGGTTTCTTCAACCCAACGTCGGCAGCCAACCTGGCGCGGCTGGGATCTACCGTCCGCTCGTTGCTGGTGTGGTGAAGACGCTTGGCCATGTGCTGGTAGACGGCCAGCTCCATGCCATTCGCGCCCGATTCGGTAGCCCACTCGGGAACCTTGGTGTAGTGCGGCTCCTTCGGCCGATCTGGGGCTGTCATTGCGCCACCAGTCCGGACGTGGACTGCCCTGTGCTGACGGAGTCAATGCCGTCGGCTACTCTCATCGAGAGCGCCTTCCTTTTGCCGGGGAGTGCCTTCATCAGCGAGCAGCCACTCGCTGTACTGCTTGAACGGCCAGCGGACCTGCGAAATCCGCTGGCCGTTCGTGCGTTCTGGCTACGTGGCGCCTTCATCGGACTCTGGCCGCGGGCGCTGGTAGACGGTGCGAAAGAACTCAAGGAACGGCTCGGTTGCCATAAGCACCGCCGTGCCGGCCTTGCCGTACGGGTGTGGCTTATCAGGACCAAAGGGCCATTCGTCCCTATACAGGTCCGATGTCGAGATGTGCCGGACACCTTCGCGCGTGATCCGTTCGACGATGCCCAGACGCGTCAGCAGCTCAGCGCCGGAAGTGAAAGTCACTGCGGGCGGCAGGCGTGTGTCTTGCTCGTCTGCGGGGCCGGAGGCCGTCATGAGGCAGACTCGATCAACTCAGCACTTGGCGGAGCGCCAAGCGGAAGGGTTACGCTCACAAGGAACCTCTCTGACAAGGGCTGGTTCATTTCCGTCGACCGGCTGCGAAGGTCGACGTTGCTCAGGGCGGGCGGCTGGTCTTCCACACCAGTCGTCCGCTCGCGCGCTCAAGCCCTCAACGGAGGCCCGCGCGCGGGTTGGCTAGTCGTCGCTGCACCCCGATCCACTCAGGCGGCGCTGAGCCCTTCGCTCGGCTTGCAGTGCGGCATTGCGCTTCCGGGTCTCGGCGTACTTGGCCACCGTGTAGCGCCCCCAGCCCGGCCGGCCGTGAATGTTGTGCATGGGGGATTCCTCCCGAATCGCGCGCCGCTCCGCCTCTGCCGCCTCTGTGCGAGTGTCGAACCAGAGCACGTCGAATGTGGCCACATTGCTCCACCACGCGTGCTGCTCGGCATGCGACGCCCAGCGGCCCATCGGGTTGCGGCCCATGCCGACGTAGAGCAGGTGCCCTGCTCGGTCCCGCAAGCGGTAGACCGACGTCTGGTCGCCGGCGCCGACCCCTGGGTGGGGGACAGCTCCTGCGGACGGCGCGTTCGTCAACCTCAGTCCTCCCTGTCTGTACGGCGTCGGGGAGTCTTGTCGGGCCCGCGCCCGCGACTCTCCCTCTGCTCGAAGAACTCCTTGATGGGCTCCCAGGGCATCGCCCAGGCGTTGCCAATTTTCATCCAGCGGTCCGCAGGCACAGGCCACGCCGGATCCGTCTCGGCGATGTGGCGGACGCCTTGCCGCGTGATCGGTCTCGAGACGAGGTTCCGGTCGGTCACGCGCTTTGCGATCTCTGTGAACGTCACCATTTCCGGGACTTCCCTCCTTTCGTTCGACTCCTTCATTTGCTCACCTCTCCATAGTACTTGTCAATGCGCCAGTACTGCTCTAGTGTCGGAGACAGCAAGAAACCCCGGTCGGTTCTCGGCCGACCGGGGCCTCTCATATCCCGAACGGCGCGCCAACGCCTGGACGGACCGGTCAAACCCCTGCGTAACCAGGAGGTCAACCATGTTCGATGCTACTTGCGCTTCGACAAGGAGCGCCATCACCCCGCGCATTACGCGCCCGGTGGTCCCGATCCGGCCCCAGGCCGACGATCTGCTCCTTGAGCACGCTGTCGCCTTCGCTCGCCTCGTGCAGGCCGCCCTCGACGCCGCCCCCGCTGGGGAGCTGGGGGAGATGGCCGCCAGCCACGACATCGCCGACCCCGCCACCCGCACCACCGTCGGTGGCGCTTCCGGTCTCCCCGCGAGCGTCGTCCGGACCCTGACCCGCGTGTTCAACGACGCCGCGGATCGCCTGGCTGGCGATGACGACCTGACCGCGGTCATGGACGCCGTCGCCGAGCCCGCGCAGCGCCCGCGCCTCGTCGCCGTCGGAGGTGCCTGATGAGCACCAGCACCCAGGCCACCTGGCCCGAGGGCGTCATCGCCCGCTACCTGACCGTCGCCGGTACGGCCGACCCGACCGCCTACGTCGAGATCACCTACACCAGCCACAGCGGGTACCTCGTCGCCACCTGCGCAGGCTGCGGCGACGACGAGTACACCGAGACCCACGGACGCCTCGATGACCCGCCGGAGCGGGAGGCCGAGCGTGTCGAAGAGGCGCTGCCCGAGAGCCGCGAGTGGGCCCAGGCGCACGCCGAGAAGTGCCGCGCGATGCCCCGCCCGGACGGCGCCCGATGACCGGATTCCCCGACGCCGGGTACCCGCCCCAGCTGGTCGCCGAGGTCAACGCCTTCTTCGCCGTCGGCATCGACTACGACGAGATCGCCATCGACCTCATGGACAACGCGCCCAACGTCGAGATCGCGTTCACCGCGCTCCTCGCCCTCGCGCCGCACCTCGGCATGGACCTCACGTGACCGCCGCCCTGACGGCCACCCCGGACGTCACCGCCGACCTGCTGACCACGGCCGACGAGCTGTACGGCACGAGCACCCCGCTCGACCAACTCCTCAACTCCATCCTCACCATCCACCACACCAGTCACGACTCCGACCAGCTCGCCAACCTCACCGCCAGCCTCTTCGCGGAAGACGGCGCCCTCGCCCTCCTCGCCCTCGCGGTGAAGGCGAAGGCCGACTCCCCGGCCGTACAGAACCTCCCCGCCGACCGCCGGCACGCCGCCAAGGCAGCCCTCCGGCAGATCGCCGCCGAACTGACCGACCTGAGCCGCAGCGGACTCGCCGAGACCGCCGCCTACAACCTCAACCCCGCATAGGAGACCCGCCATGGAGCCCACCAACTGGACCATCAGCCTCATCAACGGCGACCCCATCAAGCGCAGCGACTTCACCGACGACGACAACGTCCAGCTCCACGTCCTCGGCCACGGCGTGATGGTCCGCACCCTCTACCCGACCCGCGAGACCACGTACCCCTGGCACACGATCGCCCAGCTCAACACCGCCAAGGACTGACCACCCTCCCGGGGCCCGTCGGAGCCGACACGGCGGGCCCCACCCCAACCACGAAGGAGCAGCCCATGAGCAGCAAGGAAGACCGAGCCGCCAAGCGGCAGGCCATCGCCGACCTCCGCGCCGCCGACAAGGCCCTCAACGACAACAGCGACCGCGAACGCCGCGCCGGCATCCGCGAGGAGACCCCCGAGTACCAGCGCCTCAACGCCGCCGCCAACGCGGCCGCCGCGAAGGTGTCCCGCTGGCGCGGCGGCACCAAGCGCGGCAACTGGCCACCCCTCCCCGCGGGGCCCGCACCCTCCGCAGACCACGAAGGAGCAGCCATGGACCTCACCCGCTACCGCGTCGAAGACGCCGACGGCACCTTCCTCGACCAGTTCACCACCAACGCCCCCGACATCGCCGACCAGCGCATCGCACACACCCGCGAGTTCCACCCCGACCTCACCGTCACCCAGACCGCCGACAACCGCTGACCAGAACGGAGAAGAACCCGATGAGCGCCACCGCGACGCCAGCCAGCATCGAAGCCGACAACCAGCGCCTCAACGCCCAGGTCAGCGAACTCAACGCCGTCATCCGCGAACTGTGGCTGCGCGTCGCCGACGCCGGAAGCCTCATGGACACCACCTGGGTCCGCGACGCGCTGGAAGGCAGCACCGAACTGTCGGACCAGGACTACGTGCGCAACGCCTTCAAGCTCCCCGCCCACGTGCGTGACGCCCTCCCCGCCCATATGCCGCAGTCCCGAGTCCGGATCAACCTCACCGGCAAGCGCGACAAGTAGCCACCGCCCGCGGGGGCCCGCCGGAGCCGACACGGCGGGCCCCACCACCCCCAATCGCATTGAAGGAGACCCAGTGCTGCCCAAGGCCGAAACCAAAGCAATCGCCGCCATCGACAACCGCCGCACCGCCCTCGCGGAATCCGGCGCCTCCCACGACCCCGCAGGCATGACCGACACCGACATCAACCGCGTCGTCGAAGCCGCCTACACCGCCCGCGACGCGATCGACGACGCCGGCGGACCCCTCAAGAACGCCGCAGACACCCTGCGCAGCAACTAACCCCCCATCGACCGGGACCTGGTCGAGCCGACAGGCCAGGCCCCGCAGCACCACCACACCGAAAGGACCGACCCGCCCATGCTTTCCCAGACGCTGAACGCGGTCGCGCAGGTGCCCGGAGAGGCATGGGCCGTCCTGCTCGCCCTGTTCACCCTCGCCTTCGGCTACCGCATCGCCAAGACCCGCGGCCGCACCGACCGCAAGAAGCCCCGCGACGCCAAGAAGCGCCGCAGCCTCATCGGCTTCCTCGGCATGAGCCTCGTCGCCGCCGCCGGCCTCGCCCTCTCCACCAACACCTCGGCCCGCTTCGCCCAGAAGCGGCTCCACATGGAGTCGCCGCTTCACATGACGGTCGGCCTCGTGCTCGAGGCAATCGTCCTCGGCCTGTCGCTGTACGCCTGGGCCTTCAACGACAAGGGCTCAACCCGCACCGCCTACTTCCTCGTCTTCGCCCAGGCGATCGGAGCCGTCGAGGTCGTCCGGCAAGAGCACGAGGACCTTGGCACCGCGTTCGTCCGGATCGTCGGCCCGGTGATGCTCGCCTATGGCCTGCACAAGCTCCTCGGCCTCGAGGCGAAGCTCGGCAAGATCCAGGTCAAGTCCGACAGCATGCTCGCCCGCGCGTGGCGCGACCGGATGAAGCGCCTCGAATCCAAGCTCGGCATCGGAACCCGCGGCGCCGACGCCCAGTCCATCAGCCGCCGCAACGCACAGGACAAGATCGTCGCACTGGCCACTCTCGGTAAGCCCTGGTGGCTCGGTGGCAAGCTCGGCCAGCGCCGCTACGAGAAGGCCCTGATGCGCGCCGGCGACGCCTCCTTCCACGGCCTGAACGACACCCTCGACCAGCTCGGCGTCGAGATGCAGATCACCACCCGCATCGACCGCATGGGCGCCTTCAAAAACCTCCCGGAACGGGCCGAGACCTACGCCCTGCGGTCCCTGCGCCCCGCCAGCGACCCGCAGGGCGCACCGGAGGCCACGCCCGACGACATCAGCGCCCTGACCAGCGGGGGCGCATCAGGGCGCACCCAGGGGCGAGAGGAAGGCACGCCCGAGGCGAACCCCGGCGAGGCGAAGGCGAACAAGGGGCCCGACACGGGCACAGCGGACCGGCACAGGCTCGCCTTCGACCTCTACTTCGACCTCCGCAAGACCGGCCCGGCCCCCTCGCAGAACGCCTTCGAGAAGGCGTGGCGCGATGCCGGATACGGGCTGAAGACCGACGACATTCGCGCCCTGTACAAGGACGTCCACACCAAGGTCACCGGCAACAACGCGTAACCGCCAACCGCTCTGAACCGCCCATCACAAGCCACCCACACCTGACCGAAGGAGCCCGACATGACCACCGTCGCCCAGCCGCTGTCCACCGACGAGCTCATCGCCGACCTCGCCGCCAACCTCCACCAGGTCGCCGAGATCAACGAACGCATCACCCCCTTCACCGTCATCGAATACCTCCGCGGCGCCGGCCAGCCCACCGTCGGCTACACCGACGCCTACAACGCCCTCCACGCCCTGCACAGCAGCGGACGCCTCCACGAGACCGACCGCAGCGCCGTCTACGCCCTCCGCCCCGACCTCCCCACCAGCGGAAACGGCCACGTCTGGCTCCGCATCAACAACCGCGCCCACGCCCCCGTCGAGGTCATCGCCACCCGCCCCCGCCCCACCGACAACCGCGACACCGGCGAGGAATCCGTCCGCTGGACCTGCCACGGATGCGGCCAGGGCCACGTCATCGCCTGGTTCGTCAACGCCGTCAAGCACGCCCAGGAGCACGCTGACCGGTGCTACGGCCAAGCCCTCACCGGCTGACTGACCAGCGCAAACACCCCAACCTGCACCGGAAGGAGACCGCCATGAGCAGCATCGACCAAGCTGTACGGCCAGCGCCGGCGACCGTTGTGCCGCTGCCCTCGAAGTCCACGCGGCAGTTGGTCGACGAGGCCCTGCGCGGGCTCCCGACGGCCCCCGAAGCCCCGTCGTGGGGGCACCGCCTCCTCCCCGCCACCGTCCGCGGTCTGCTCGCTGACCTCGGCTGGTGGCAGGACCCCACCCCCCAGAAGCCGTCCGCGCACCTCGACCAGACCCTCGCCGTGCTCCGCCGCTACGGCTGGTGCCAGTCCCTCGACACCAGCCCCACCGGCCGGCTCTGCATCCGCGGCGCCCAGCAACTCCTCGAAAAGACCGGCCACGTCACCCCCCAAGCCCGCGACCGCGCCACTCACTACATGCAGCAGACCCTCGCCCAGGCCGGTGTCCGCATGCAGTTCTTCGCCTGGAACGACCTCCCCGACCAGCAGTTTCCCGCCGTCCAGACCCTCCTCGAAACCGCCGCCCGCACCGCCCGACAAAACGGAGAGTGAAATGCCCGCCCCCGACCCCGAATTCGACCGAATCATGAACCAGGAATTCCCCGTGAACCACCCCGCCGAATACGTCGACAACACCCCTTACGGCGGCCCCCACCACACCACCAAGCCGGGCCTGACCAAGCGCGGCAAGGTCGCACTCGGAATCGGCGCAGCCGTCATCGCCAGCAGCGGACTGGTCGGCTACCAGATTCACGCCGCCAACGAAGTCAAGGCACAGGAAATCGCCCTCAAGACCCAAGAACTCGAACTCCAGAAGATGAAATGGAAAGACCAGGTCAACGAGGCAGGACGGAAGGCGCAGAACAGTCAGGCCAAGAACCGCCAGGCCTCCATCGACTCGTGCGTGAAAAGCCACGACGACCAGGTCGGCAAGGTCCTCGGCACCACCTACCGCGACGTCGTCGAAGCGTGCCAGACCCAGTACGCCGACACCCTCAACGGCAGCGACATGGAGGCCGCCGCCTCCTCCCAGACCGCCGGCGACAGCAGCAGCGGAGGCGTCAACCAGGGCCTCCTCATCGGCGGCGGAGCCCTCGTCCTGTTCCTCGTCTACGCCGCGAAGAAGGGCACGCGCAGTAACCCCGCCTAGTTCCTACTACTCATCCCACGGCCCGAAAGAACCTCCTCGCACCCCCTGAAGCCCGCCCGAAGAGGCATTTTCGGGCCGTTGGACGAGTAGTAGGAACTCAAGTCAGCTACCGAGAGTGAGGAGTGTGATGGCAACCGCCACCGTCCCCGCGGCCGTTCCCGACCCGAACGACCCGGCCAACACCAGCCCCAGCGCCGCCCCCTCCGGGCTGCTCGCATCCATGCTCGCCCCCGTTGAACCCGCCCGCCCGACCACGTTCGACCTCACCCCCACCACCGGGGAAGGCGCCACCGACGCCCCCGTCACGGGCGCCTCCAGCGCCGTCTACCACGGCAGCGACGAAGCGAACAGCACCGGCCCAAAGAGCAGCACAACCGCCGACAAGAAAGGCATTTGGCGAGCCTGGCTCCTCGCCGGCGCAGCCCGCTGGGCAAAGGGCGGAGGCGCGCACAACAAGCGCCTCGACATGCTGAAAGCAAAAGTTGCAGCGCATCAAGTGAAAGAGGCGCGGCAGATTTCCGTGAACCGCTCCGGCGGCCTGCTTCCCGGAAAGGGCTCTGCGGGTTCGGCTGCCAATGGGAACTCGGGCGGCGGAAAGGGGTCTTCTGGTGGCGGAAAGGGAAGTTCAGGTACGTCCGGGAAAGGCCCCGCCAAGGGCCCGGCGAAGAGCGAAGGCCATTCCAACGGGAACGCTCACAAGGGGTCGGGAGGCCGGTCCGGTGGTGACGCCGGCGTCGGCGGCAGGTCGGGGGGCGGCCGCGGTCCCGCTGGCAGTGGGGCCGCTGGGGGCAACGGCAGTGCCAGCCGCGGAGGTGGCGCCACGCCGAAGGGCCCCAAAACGGACGGGGGCAAGGAGGGGCACGGCCCGAAGCCCTCGAAGACCGACCTGACCAAGGACAGGGTCAAGGGCAAGGACCGCAGCCACGGCGGTCGCGACGCAGGAGCCAGCGGCGGCAAGAACGGCGCCACCGGACCGGCAGGCGCCACCGGCAAGAGCGGCACCACCACCAACGGCGGTAGCACCAAGGGCACTGGTCCCGCCGACGCCGGCAAGGACAGCAAGACCCCCAGCCCGAAGGCCAGCCGCGACAAGACCGGCACCGACAAGGCCAGCACCAAGAACAGCAAGGCCGGAAAGGTCGACCTCCGCAAGAACGCCGGGGCGAAGCCCGGAAACCCCGCCCCGGCCCGGCCGGACACCACCACCAAGCCAGACAAGACCACCAAGGACAAGGCCAAAACCGACGACGACGGCAACGCCAGCAAGGACGCCAAGCCCCAGGCCGCGACCACGCCCGGCAAGAAGACCGACGGCAAGCCCTTCTCGACCAAGGAATCCCGCGAGACCGGATACCGCGACGGCACCCGAGCAGCCAAGATCGTCGCCCACGCCAAGGCCTACCGCGACGGCGCCAAAGACGGCTGGACCGACACCACAGAAGCCGCCGAACGGCAGAAAGCCCACCTCGACAAGGCACACCAGGAACGCAACAAGGCCCAGGACGCAGCCCGAGAAAAGGAGCAAGACGTGAGCGGAGCCGGCAGCAGCGCCGACCACCACAAACCCCAGCCCATCGAAGTGAAAGGCATCGACGCCGACACCGTCTGGCTGGGCGAAGGCGCCGACCGGAACTCCCTCAGCCGCGGCGAGGTCCGGTCCCTCAAACACTTCGAACGCCGCCTGGAGACGAAAGTGACGTCCATGAAGAAGGCCGCGGAAGGAACAAAGCTGCTGAAAGCCCACGCGGAGGCGCAGTCCCAGAAGGCCACCGCGCTCATGGAGGCCACCAAGTCAGTCAAAGGCGGGGAAAAGCTGATCGCCTCCCTGGTCAAGACCGCGGACGACGCGAAGGTCCAGGCCGACCTGGCCGAGGAGACCCACAAGCGGGCCGTCCGCGCCGCCGACGGCTGCGCCGCAGTCCTCGCCAACGCTCAGACCCGATACGGCGCCATGTACAAGGCCGTCGTCGACTCCGACGAGGAAGTACCCGGAGAAATGGACTTCTACAAGGACGGAGCCACCACCCATGGCTGACATCACCTACAAGCAGCTCAAGGCCGCCGTCGAAGGCCTCGCCAAGGAGGTCAGCCGGGCCTCAGACGCTATCCGCGGCAGAGCCCAGCAGATCGACGAGGAAGCCAAGGACACCGCCCGCATCGCAGAGATGATCGCCGGGATGGGCGTCGACACCGCCACCGTCGGCGAGACCCGCGACCTGTCGCGCCTCATGAACGGCGTCTCCGAAGCGGCCATCGCCTACGCCTCCGCCGGCGACAACACCGCCAAATCCGCGGCCGCCGCCGCCATCCAGGCCAACACCACCCACGGCGGTATTCAGGAGGCATTCTCCCGAGCCGCGTTCGACATGAGCCACCTCGACCGGAATTGGCTCCGCCAGGACTAGCTGCAAACCCGACGGGCGGGACCGGGAGGCACCCCGGTCCCGCCCTCTACCTCTCGGATCACTACAACCCGCACCCAGGAGTATCCCCGTGACCACGCCCGCCGCCACCACCCCCCGCGCGACATCCACCGAACGCGCCGTCGCCTTCGCCACGACCGCCGCACCCGTCGCCGTCGGCGTCCTGGCCCCGTTCCTCGACGGCGGCGCCGCGTTCACCGCAGCCGTCGCCTACGGAGGCGCCGCAGGCTTCATGGCCGCCAACTATATGAACCGCCTCCCGCGCGGCCTGGCCGCCAACGTCCCCGCCGCGGACATCATGCAGGCCCACCGATCCCCGATGTTCATCAGCACCCTCACCACCGGCATGGCCCTCGGCATGGGCACCCTCATGGGCCCCGAGGGCGCCGACGCCCTTATGGCCGGCGCCCTCGACCAGCCCTCCATCCCCGGCATGGTCTCCCTCGGCTGGTGGGCTGCCGTCGGCCTCGTCCCGTGGAAGCTCCGCAACGTCCTTGGCCGCAAGGCGCGAAAGGCCGTCGTGTCCGAGACCGCGGCCGCGGAGCTGGCGACCGCGCTCGCACCGACCGACGCTGACGACATCCTCAAGCAGTGGGCCCAGCACATCTCCCACCCCCAGGACGGCACCCACAAGGGCCAGGAACTCACCCTCCGCACTCTCGGCCCCACCCGCTGGACCGGCACCATCACCGCCCCCATCGGAGAATCCGTCACCGTCACCGCGGAGAACGTTTCCTCCGTCTACCGCAAGGACGCCGCCTGGATCACCTTCAAGCCCGGCGCCCACGTCGGGGAGAAGCACATCACTGTCAACCTCACCCCGCCCGCCGAGCTCGACCCCTCAACCCTCGCCGGCGCCTGGAAGAAGTACGTCGCCCCCTCCGTGATGAAGGGCTCCCACCTCGAAGAAGTCCAGACCGACCCCCACACCGGCGGCGAAGTCGCCGTCGTCGTCGCCAACGAAGACACCGCCCGCCTCGTCACCCCCAGCCAAGACGACCTCGCCGGAGCCCTCCGCACCACCACCCTCCTGTGCTCCTACTCACCCACCCCCGGCAACCCCCGCCGCGGAGAGATCCGACTGATGCAACACAACCCCCTGGAGGACGGCACCCCGTTCCCCGGCACCGACGTCCTGAAAATCTCCGAAGGCGGCTACGTCCAGATCGGCCGCCACGTCTCCGGCTTCCCCGCCCGCATCCAGTTCACCGACCCCGTCAGCGGCGCCAAGCACGTCTTCGTCGCCGGCGTCACCGGCTCCGGCAAGGGCGGCCTCGTCCAGATCATCGCCCTCGGCGACCACGTCAACGGCCACGCCATCATCTACGCCGACCCCAAGGGCTCCTCCAACCCCGACGTCGAAACCATGGCCGCCTACTCCGGCCTCGGCGAAGACGGCTCGATGGGCGCCCTCCGCGTCGCCTACGCCCTCATGCAGTGGCGCATCGAAGAATCCGCCCGCCTGAAGATGAAGAACTTCCAGGCCACTCCCGAACGGCCCTGGGTCCGCTTCATCCTCGACGAGGCCCACGTCCCCCTCTCCGAGCTCGACCACCACAAAAAGGAAGCCCGCATCATCCTGGAAGCCCTCGCCGCAAAGGCCCGCTCCCTCGGCATCTGCCTCTGCGTCGTCAACCAGGCCGTCAACGCCGACAAGCTCGGCGGCTCCACCGCCCTGCGCACCAACGTCATCCAAGGCGGCAGCCTCGTCATGCTCCGCACCGACTCCGACCAGCAGCACCTCGCCACCACCGGCTTCGAAGGCGTCGACCCCGGCCAGATCCCCGCTGCCTGGGACGTCGACCGCCCCCTCATCTACGACGAGAACGTCGCCCTCCAAGACCCCCGCTCCACCTTCGGCCTCGGCTACACCCTCGGCCCCGGCGGCGCCGCCGAAATGATGCGCACCTTCATCCTCGAATCCGCAGCCCCCTACATCGACCCGAACGCCGTCGCCTACCCGGTGGACTGGCCCGACTGGGAGAACCGCCACGAGATCGCCGCCACGTCCATCCTCGGCGAGGACGGCGCAGACGGAGACTTCAGCGACTCTCCCAGCCCTTTCTTCGGTGGATTCGAAGCCCCCAAGAAGCCGGCCAGCACCGATGAGAAGATCCTCCAAGCCCTCGAAGACACCGCTGACCCGCTGGGCATCGACGTCATCTACAAGCACAAGGACGAGATCGCCAAGCTGGCCGGCGCATCCGGACAGACTTTCGACAACGCTCTGACCCGCCTCAAGAAAGCCGGAAAGATCCACGGGCAGACCCAGGACGGCAAGCCCATCCGCGGCATGTACGGCCTCGGCCCCGCCCCGGACGAAACAGCCACGGGGGAGTAGCCCACGTGCCCCGCACCACCCCGGCCCCCGAACCGGACCGCACCACCGACGTATACGCCGCCCGCACCGACGATGGGCGGCTCGTCATCGCACACCTCGTGCACGACCCCCTCAGCCCCCTCCAGCGAGCCCTGCGCGCCGCGCACCTCACCCCTGACCACGAAGTGATCAACCGCCCCGCCTCGTAAACTGACTCGCTCCCCACCGGAAGGACTGCCGCACATGCACCCGCAACGCCTCATGGAATTCGTCGCTACAACCCTCGGAAACGCCCCCGAGGTCCAGCGAACAGAGGTGTGGCAGGAAGGCACCACCCGGCCCTTCGGCGTCCAGGCCACCTTCGCCACCGGAGCCGAAATGTGGTGCGGCGTCGTGGGCGCCTCCCCGCCCGGCGGATACTCCGAGAAGCCAGTCACCGAGGCACCTCCCGCCGAGATCCCCGTTCCCGACCTCCTCCAGAACGGAAAGGTCACACCAACCTCCGCCGAGGCGTACATCGCAGCCATCCTCAACAACTCCGGCAACGCAGAGATCAAGCGGACCTACCCTTATTCCGCCGGCGACACCCCCACCGCCCACCCCGGCGTCGGCCTCGAATTCCACGACGGCGCCCGCGGCTTCCTCCCCTTCATCCACACCGCCCGCCCCGGCCAAGGCAAGGGCAACCGGCCCTTCGACCTGCAAGACGCGTTCTGACCACACCCGCCGGGTCGCCGCCAGGAGCACCGGGGCAATACACGTCGGACAAACCCCCAGATGTGCAGCAGCATCATCAGTGCACGGCCCGGGACTCCTTAGTGTCCCCGCGCCGAGGAACCACTGGGCCGTGCACCCCCAATCGTGCGCCCGTCATCCCCCAGACCAGGCGCACCGCCCGGCAGGCAACGCACCCCCCCGGGCCGGCCCCGCCCACATCCCCCGTGGCGCGGGGCCCCTTCACGTCAGCGGTTCCCCCGCAACCAGGCGATCGCCTCCTGGATCGGCTGCGACACCGCGAAGCTGTTGCCCTTCGCCCCCAGGTTGTCCCGACCGTAGTGATCCGCCCGCCGGGCCGCCTCCTCCAACGAACCGATCGGCTCGGCATACCGCGTAGGGCTCTCCGCGACCATCGCCACCCGCAACTCCTCCGCCGCCGCGAGCTTTGCCGCCATGAACTTCTGGCAGGCCGCCGCATCCGTACAGCCCGAGGACGTCACCTCGCCGTACCGCTCCAGCGCCTCCTCCACCGTCAGGGCCGGCGCCGACGACCGGACCGACGGCGAAGCCGACGCCCTCCCGCCGCCCCCGCCATCGCCGCTGTCCGAACACCCCGACACCAGCACCAATGCCGTCGCGACCAGTACCGCGGCCCCCACACCACCACTACGTCTCATGCCCGGAGGATCCCACCACCAGCGGACAAGGGGGAAGGTTCAACCAAAACCGCGGGATCATCAAGACAGGCGCGGGGCCTGAGCACGACAACGACACAGCGGGAGCCCCACCGCCATGCCCCGAAACAAAGCCGAACAAGCCGAGGTCGCCGACCGACGCAAACACCTCGTCGCCCTACGCCGCCAAGGCGTCCGGTACGACGACGAACGCATCACCACCCTCGGGTACGCCACCCCCGGTGCCGCCCGCAAGGACTTCATCCGCGCCCTGGAGCAGGCCCGCGACGAACAGGCCGCCGAGGTCTCCGTCTACCGGCAAGAAGAGAACGAGCGGTTGGACGCGCTCCTCGAGGCCGCCTGGCCCCGCGCCACAAAGCCCCACCCGGTGTTCGACAAGGAAGGCAACGTCGTCGCCGAGGAGATCGACATGCGCGCCGTCGACACAGTCCTGCGCCTCATGGACCGCCGAGCCAAGCTCAACGGCCTCGACGCGCCCGTCCGCACCGAACTGTCCGGACCCGACGGTGGCGCCGTGCCCCTCGGCAACGGCTCCCTCGCCGAACTCAACGCCCTCATCGGCCTAGCCGGCCAGGCCTCGCCCGCGGCCGCCGAAGACCAGGACGCTGACGGTGACCACAGCGACGGATGACCTCCTCGAGGACGCCCTCCTCCAGCACTACCGCACCCTGCCCACCGCCGACCGCCGCCGCATCGCCGAACGAGCCGGGCCCGAGGTACGCCTCCGCCTCGCCTGGGTAGAGCGGCAGATGGCTATGGACCGCTCACCAGGAGCTCTCGCCGCGGTCCTCACCGAGGGACGGGAGAAGCAGGCCCGCCATCTCGACCTGATCGACGGCGTCTTCCAGCGCATCGCCGCAGGCGAGCGGATGCAGGTCATGCTGACGATGCCTCCTCGACACGGAAAATCGCAAAGAGCGTCGCGATGGGGACCGCTCTGGTATCTGCGGCGCAACCCGACCGCCCGCGTCATGCTTGCCTCCTACGGGGCAGATCTCGCCGACGACCACGGCCGGTGGGTCCGCGACCAGCTCCGCGAACACGCCGACACCCTCGGCGTCCGCCTCGACGATGCCTCCCGCGCTGCCAACCGCTTCGACCTCGCAGCCCCCCGCGGCTCCAGCATCCGCGGCGGCATGGTCACCGCCGGCGTCGGGGGGAGCTTGACTGGCAAGGGATTTTCGCTCGGCATTATCGATGATCCATTTAAGGGCTCCGACGATGCGAACAGCCCTGCCCAGCGAGGACGCGTCTGGGACTGGTACCAGTCCGTCTTCTACACCCGCCGCGCACCCGGCGCCTCCATAGTCTTGATCAACACACGCTGGCACGAGGACGACCTCTCCGGCCGGATCCTCGCCACCGAGCCAGAAAACTGGACCCTCATCGACCTGCCGGCACTGGCCCTCTCCGAGGACGACCCCCTTGGCAGGCAACCTGGCGACGCCCTGTGGCCCGAGCAGTACGACGCCGAGGAGCTCGCCCGCACCAAGCGCGCCGTCGGTGAACGCGTCTGGTGGGCCCTCTACCAACAGCAGCCCCGCCCCCTCGAAGGCGGCGTATGGCAATGGGCCTGGATCACCGACCACCGCACCAGCCCCATGGCATTCCGCGGCGTCGACCTCACTCGCGTTGTCGTTGCCCTCGACCCCGCCGGCGGCGACAGCGCCACCAACGACGAGAGCGGCATCGTTGCAGCCGGCCGTGACGCCGCGGGGGAGTACTACGTCCTCGCCGACCGCTCCGGACGCCACGGCCCCAACGACCGCGGCCGCGAAGCCTGCCTCCTCGCCCTCGAGCTCGACGCCGACGCCATCGTCGTGGAGACCAACTACGGCGGCGACATGGCTCGCCAAGCCGTCGTCCAAGGCTGGGAACAGCTCCAGCGGGAGAACCTCACCAAGGGCCGCACGGCGCCGCGGATCATCGAAGTCAACGCGAAGAAGGGCAAACGCCTCCGCGCCGAGCCGATCGCCCAGCTATACGAGCAGGGACTCGTCCACCACGTGGGGGAGCTTCCACAGCTGGAGACGCAGATGGTCACCTGGCTCCCTGGCCTTGACTCCCCGGACCGGATGGACGCGGCCGTGCACGCCCTCACCGAGCTTGCAGACCCCGCCGCGGCGGCAGTCGGGACGCTCGCGTACACCGACAGGCGACTCTCAGGCCGTCGTTGAAGTCCCCTGTTCTGCGGCCTTCATGAGCAGCCGGATCTGCTCGCGTGTCCATCCGGTGATGCGGACAACTTCTGCCTGGTCGCCGCGCTTGGGGTCCTGGCGCATCGCGGCGACAGCTTCGGCGCGGAGGTCTGCCCTGGCTGCATCGAGTGCGGCTTCCGCTTCGCGGTAGCGCTGCGCCGCGAGTTCGAGCTTGGCGGTATCCATGCCGCCATCATGCCATCTACTTGGCCAAGCTGCTAGGCCGAACCACTTGACAATGCCAAGTTGCTAGGCCAACCTTAAGGGCATAAGGGAGTGGCGAGCAGGGGAGACCGAGATGAAGCGCGAACGCGAATGCTGCAACTACTGCATGTGGTACGGCCCCGTGAACCAGGACGGCACCATGCGCAAGCACCGCCCGGCGACACGCGAAGACAAGTGGGGCCGCCCGAACTCCGTCCAGGACATGGCCGCCGCCCCATGCCCCGGCAGCAACAAGCCCTACGCCCACTTCGGCACCACCGAAGAGACCATCGAAGACGCACAGGAGACCACCGTGACCGAGCCCGCCATCACCAGCACTGACTCTGATGAGTACGTGCCGTCGAGTGACGCCGCCATCGCTGCCGCCCGCATCGCCCTGACTGAACTGAAGGTCAATGGCTGGAAGACGAACCCGATCTACTGGGTTGGCCGACTGGAGGCGGCGCTTGAGCAGACCCTTAAGGCGATCGACAAGGCCGAGGGCCAAAAGGCGCAGGAGAACAGCGCAGACGAGGTAACCGAGGCCGCCCGCCAAAGCGAGACCATCCGTCAGCGCCGCGCGACATGCAGCAGCCAGACCAACTGCAACGCCCACAGCATCGAGGACAAGCGCGGCGGCCGGGCGATCGAGCTCGGCACGATCCCGGCATGCGAGCCCGGTACCACCTACGGCGCGTGGTCCGAGGGCGCGGGCGGCTTCGTCTACTCCGGCGACTGCGCCACCGATGTCGCGAACTGGGCGGCGGACGAACTCGGGCAGCTCGCCAAAGAGGACGAGACCGACAAGATCGAGATCCTTGTCGTCTGCCACGAGCACGAGGAGCAGCCAGCGGTCGGCTGCGAGGAGTGCGCCACCGAACCGACCGACGAGGGTGAGGCGGACGACGACGAGTGAGTGGCCAAACGCAGCGGTGCCCCGGCTGAGGAAAGCAGCCGGGGCGCCGTCCGTACCGTACCCGAGCGGAGAAGCGCCTCCACGCCAACCGCCCCGCAAGACTCCCGCCCCGGCACCGGGGGCAACGCCCACACGATCCGCCCGTACCCTGTGATCAGGCGCGGGGCCTGAACGTGGACGGAGACCACTGTGGGCCTGCTCGGGCGAAGCCGCGAGGTCGTCATCCATGCCTGGTCATGGCTGAACTACAAGCCGATCTACAGCAGCGACACGAACGGCATGCCCAACCGCCGCGCCTTCACCGAGGCCCACGCCATGTGGGTGCCCGCCGAAGACGAGAAGCGCCTCGCCGCCTACAAGCTCCTCGCTGCGTACGACCAGAACCAGGCCGCCGAGCTCGCCGCAGTCGGCGGGGACATCCACGCGCGGGACCGCCGGGAGTTCGGCGACCCCAGCATGCTGATCGACACTGTCATGGCCCACGTCCTGGGGCGCGAGCAGACCATCACCGTGCCCGGAGCTGAGCACGAAGGTTCCGACGCCGCCGACGCGGACACCGCGATGGCCGCGAAGGTGCAGGAGCTGCTGCGCGACTGGTCCGAGGCCGAGCAGCTCCCGATGCGCCTTCAGCAGGCCGAACGCAAGGCGGTCTCCCTCGGCGACGGCGTCTACCGCCTCGCGTGGGACCGCGGCAAGAACCGGCCCACCCTCCGCGTCCACGACCCGGGCTTCTACTTCCCGGTGATCGGCGAGGACGACGACGGTGGCGAGTTCCCCACCCGTGTCCACTTCGCCTGGGAACTGCCCGAGGACCCCAAGCGCGGCCTCAAGGCCCGGATCCGGCGCATCACCTACGAGCTGGACTGGATCCGCCCCGCCACCGCATCCGGCGTCGACCAGGCCGGCCGGGCCGTGCGCGCCCCGCTCCCCGTCGAACTGCCCGAGGACGCCGTCGAAGGCGAGCAGCCGCCCCCGCCGCTTGGCCCCGGCGATATGTTCGACCCCGGCAGCGGTGCCATCTCCCGCATGTACGCCTGGAACGACCAGCCATCCTTTGCCACCTGCTACCTGACCGACGCCACCTGGAACCTGGGCGACATCAAGGGCCCCTGCGACGTCGACAGTCTTCCGCTGGGCGCCGCGACGTTCGCGACCCGCTCCGACGGCGAAGTCCTCGACCACCTCGACCTCCTGCTGGACTTCATCCCGGTCATCCACCTCCCCAACACGGTGCCCCCGGCGGAGGAGCACTGGGGCCAGTCCTCCCTCGCCAAGGTCCTCCAGGTCCTCGACGAGCTCGCCGGCTCCGACACCGACTCGGCCCGCGCCTCCGCCACCACCGGATCCCCGCCCATCGGCATCTGGGGCAAGGCCGCCACCGGCAGCGGCGTCCTCGAGGAGGTCGGCCCAGGAATCGTCTACACGCTGGGGGAAGGCGGCGGCATGGTCGCCGTCGACACCAGCCGCAACCTCGCCGAACTCCGCAACCACGTCCACGACCTCCACGACCGCACCGCAAACGTCGCCCGCATCCCCGCCGTCGCCCTCGGCACCATGGACCCCTCCAAGGTCCCGTCCGGCTACGCCCTCCAGCTATCCCTCGGACCGCTGGACTCCCTCGTCGCCGCCATGCGCCTGGCCCGCGACCACAAGTACGCCCTGCTCCTGAAGATGGTGCAGCGCCTCTTCCTGGCGGGACAGCACCCCGACTGGGCCGGCATCCAACCGCAGCCCGCGAAGCTCACCTTCGGCGCCTACACCCCCACCGACAAGACTGCGGTCCTCGAGCAGGTCACCACCGGCGTCGAGAAGGGCGTCCTCTCCCTGGAGACGGGTGTGCGCATGCTCGAGGACGCTGGATTCCCGATCGACGACGCTGCCGAGGAGATCGAGCGCATCCAGTCCAGGCAGTTCGACGCCGCCAAGGCCCTGGCCGATGCCACCGGCGACAGCGGCGCCGTCGGCGACTACCTCGGCCTCGACCTCAACCCCGACCCCGTCGCCCCAGCCGTCGTCCTCCCGGCGCTCCCCGGAGACCAGGCCGCAGCTGACGATCAGGCAGCCGCCGACGGGACCCAGGCGGAAGCCGTGACCAGCGGAAACGGGAAACCCGGGCAGGATAGGGGGAATACCCGATGACGAATGTGCCTACCCTGATCACAGGCGCGGGGCCTGACGACTCTCCTGTGGGAGGACTACGCCCCATGCGCCGCCCCGCGCTGCACCACCCGCACACTGCCGCCGCGCACGCGGCCGGCTGGTCGCACCCCTACGCCACGAACTCACACACGTTCTACGCCGACGGCGGCGACCCGCCCACCGAACCGGCGCCCGCCTCCGAGGCTCCCAAGCCCGCCCCGCCCTCCACCAAGGTCTTCACCCAGGACGAAGTTGCGGCCCTCGCCGCCAAGGAAAAGTCCCAGGGTGAACGCGCCGGCGCCCGCAAGGCCCTCGAGGACTTCGCCACCGCCAACGGCTTCAGCAGCGCCGACGACGCCAAGGCCTTCATCGAAGCCGCCCGCCAGGCCAAGGAAGCAGCGCTCTCCGAGGAAGAGAAGCGCAAGGCCGCCCTCGACAAGCGCGAGCAGGAGCTCGCCGCCAAGGAAGCCGCCGCCGTAGCCCGGGAACGCGCCGCCAGCCGCCGCTCCGTCCTGGTCGGACTTGGTGCGACCGGCGAGGACCTTGAGGACGCCGCGGCCCTGCTGCGCGTCGCCGACGACGCCGACGATGCCGCGCTGGCCGAGGCCGCGGAGAAGCTGAAGGAACGCCGCCCCGAACTGTTCGGCGCCCACCCCGCCCCCCAGCCCGCGACCGCGCTGCCGCCCGCTCCCGGCGGATCCCCCGCCGGCGGACCGCCGCCGCGCACTCCAGCCACCAAGGACAACGTCAAGGCGCAGGCCCGCAAGCGCGCCGAGCAGATGGGCTTCCGCACCCGCTCCGACGCCGCCTGACCCGCACCACCCATAGAGCCAGGGACCACGCCCTCCCCACGTGGACGCGACACCCCAGCGGTGAAGCCGAACACATCCCGCGATCATCGCGAAAGGGGAGGACGGCGTGGACATCCAGCCGACCACCACGAGTGAGACCGTCACAGCGGACCGGCCTTGGCTGCTGTCCCTCCACGGCTCCGAGACCAACAAGACCGTCACCCTCGACCTGACGAAGTTCTCCGAGAACGTCCACTGGGTCGAGGGCACCGCCTACCAGCCGATGCGGCGCCTGAAGTCCGGCCTGCCGCTCGGCAAGGTCACCTCCTCCGGCCTGTACGCGCCGTACGCCGGTGCCACCAACGAGGTCCAGACCGTCACCATCACCGGGTCGCCCACGGGCGGCACGTTCACCCTGACCTGGAACTCGCAGACCACCGCCGCCATCGCCTACAACGCGACCGCCGCCACCGTGCGCACCGCGCTGGAGGCCCTGTCCAACATCGCGCCCGGCGACGTCACCGTCACCGGATCCGCGGGCGGCCCCTACACCGTCACCTTCGGCGGCGCGAACCTCGGCGACGACGTCGCGCAGATGACCGCCTCCGGCGCCTCCCTCACCGGCGGCTCCAGCCCCGCCGTCTCGGTCGCCACTACCACCGCCGGAGGCGCGGCCGGAGCCTCCGACGGCACCCAGGTCTTCGCCGGCCTCCTCTACACCGAGACCGCGTTCAACCCCGGCTCCACCAAGTGCGGCGCCGCAATGCTCGTCCACGGCGACGTCCGCATGGACAAGCTCCCCCTCCCCTTCGAGCGCCCGGCATCCACCGGCCGCACCGACTCCATCAACTTCTCCTGAAAGGGGTGACACACCATGCTTGACGCCCTGCTCAGGGACATCGACGCCACCGCGATCAACGCGTTCGTCCGCGAGGTCCAGACACCCGCCGACTACGCCCTGACCCTCTCGGTCATGCCGGAACGCGCCATCAACTCCGTCAAGTTCCGCATCAAGCGCAGCTCGCGACGGGTCGCCGCCGCCAAGTACCGCGCCTGGGACGCGCAGACCGCCGTCGCCACCCGCGAGGCGCAGCGCATCGTCACCGAGGGCATGCTGCCCCCGCTCGGCCAGAAGTACCTGGTCGGCGAACTGGAGCAGATCCTCCTCGACACCGCCCGCGGCGCCGACTCCTCCGAACTGGTCGAACTGCTCTACCAGGACGTCGCCGCCCACGTGCAGTCCATCAAGTCCCGCCTGGAGCTCGCCGTCGGCGACCTCCTCACCGACGGCAAGTTCACCCTTTCCGGAGAGAACGGCCTGACCGTCGAGTACGACGCCGGCGTTCCCTCGGCGAACATGCCGACCGCCTCGACCGCGTGGACGGACCCGACCGCCGACGCCATCGCCGACGAGCAGGCCTGGATCGAAACGCTCCGGGCCTCCGGCGCGCCTCTTCCCTCCCGCGTCCTGACCTCCTACAAGGCCCGCGCGCTGCTCATGGCGAACAACGCCTATCGCGCCGCCTACTACGGCTCGGTGAACCCGTCGAACACCCCCACGGCGACCCTCGCGCCCAACGAGGTCGACGTCGTGAGAGCGCGCTACGGGCTGCCGCCCATCCAGATCTACGACGTGCAGATCCCCCTGGACGACGGCACCACCGCCCGCCCCATCCCCGACAACAAGTGGATCCTGCTGCCCCCGAACCCGCAGGAGTGGGCCGAGACGCAGTACGGCGTCACCGCCGAGTCCCTGGTCCTGTCCTCCGGCGGCAACCCCGCCATCGAGCGGGAGGAAGCCCCCGGCATCGTCGTCACCCACGGCTACAAGGACGACCCGGTCCAGGTGTGGACCAAGGGCGCCGCTGTCGCCATGCCGGTGATGTATGTCCCGGACATCCACGTCACGGCGTCGGTGTTCTGATCATGGCGCGGCTCGCAGCGACCACGCACGTCGTGGACCCGGAGACGCACCAGATGACCGTCCTGCCCGAAGGGTCTGAGCCGGAGCCGCACCTCGCGGCGCTGGTGACCAACCCGGCGTGCTGGCAGGACGGCAAGCTCCCCACCCCGGCCAAGAAGGCCACTGAGGAGCAGTCCACGCCCGAACCGTCGCCGGACGGCGACGAGGGCGACAAGCCGGCCACCGCGAAGAAGGCGGCGGCCAACCGACCGGCTCGGGGCCGGAAGTCAGCAGCCGACGAGGGCGCAGGCAGCTGACGCACCGTGCGGGCCCTGAGCTGGGGCGCCAGGGCCCGCACAACCCCACCCTTCCCACCCGCACCACACACCGGAGGCCGCAGTGGACGACGCCACACGCAACTGGCTCCTGTCCCAGCTCGGCACCGACACCAACCTCGCCGACCTCGAAGCCCGCTATACCCGCCTCGGCAAAGCCCGCGCCGTCGCCATCGAAATCCTCAACCAGCGCAAAGCCGACCTCATCGCGCAGCCCAGCGTCATCGGCGTCAGCTCCGTCGTGAACATCAACACAACAGGCAACATCGCCGCCCTCGAGCGGCAGATCGCCTACCTCGAATCCGAAGACGCTCCGCCCGCCCCCGACGAGCCCGCCGACACAGGCGACGACAGCGACAGCCGCTTCGGGATCATCCGCCTCGTCGAGAGGCGCCGCCGATGACCACGCCCGTACGCGACACCCGCACCCGTCAAGGCCGCGAAGAGCTCACCACGCTCATCGCCGCCGGCGCCGTGCAGCTCACCACCGCCTGGTCGATCCTGCACACCAGCCAGCACACCCTCCTCGACCGCCTCGACCAGATCCAGGGCGGCCGCGCCGTCGGGGCCACGCAGCAGATCCGCACCGCGCTCGTCGCGTTCAACGCCGACGTCGGCGAGTTCGACCGCCGCGCCCGCGCCTTCGCCGAACGCTGGGCGGCCCAGGACCTCCCCATCGCCTACCGCGACGGAGCCGTCCGCGCCCTCCGCGCGGCCGAAGCCGACGCCGGCCTGTTCACCTGGACCGCCAGCCACCAGGCCTCCGTCACCGGCCTGACCGCCCCGTTCTGGGCCGACCTGATCCGCCGCATCACCGAAGCAGTCCGCCGCGCCCATGCCTTCGCCCGCGCAGCGCAGGACGCCGCCCGCTCCGTCCTCGGCGTACAGGCGGAACGGCTCCTCGAGGAACACCCCCTCGACACCGTCATCTACTCCAACCAGGCCCGCCACCCCGTCCACGCCTGGGCCGCGGCCGCGCTCTCCTGGCAGGGCGTCGTCACCGCCAACCACGGCTCGATCAACACCGCCCGCGACGAGCTCGACGCCGAGTGGATGCAGGTCCGGGACGGGCCGGAGTGCGGATGGACGAGCCATCCGGACACCGACCACGCCGACGGCACCCTCCGCTCCGCCGACGAATGCGCCACCTACCCCAGTGCGCATCACGGCTGCATACGGGAGTTCTACCCCCGCCCCGACCTCACTGGCCGGACCGACATCGCGGACGGAGACCCGGCATGAGCGACCAGCAGCCCACCGCGCACGGCGTCCGCATCGACGCCCAACCCGGCAGCGCCAGCATCCGCCTCGACGGCACCGAAGTCGGGCACGACGTCATCGGCTACACCCTCCAGCACGACGTCCACGGGTCCCTGCCGCAGTTGGTCCTGCACATCCGGCAGCCTGCCAGCGCCACCTTCGAAGGACTGGCGCACGTCGCGGTAGCCGACCAGCCCGACCCCGCCGAAACCATCCGCACGTTCCTGTGCGCCGTGAACCCCGTCCAACTCGAGCAGGCCGCCCTCGACCGGGACGACCTGGACGACGAGCGGTACGCCCTCACCCGGGCCATGCTCACCCAGCTGATGGAGTGGGCCGACGAGAGAGGAGCAGCCTGATGGCAGGCCTCGATGCCGCGCTCGCCAGCGTCACCCGCTGGCTCGGCGCCAACCTCCTCGTCGACACGGTCCGCATCACCGCGCCCGCCACCGACGGCCCGGTCTACAACCCCGACACCGGCCAGAACGAATACCCGCCGGGCGAGGTCCTCTACGAGGGCCCCGGCGCTGTACAGGGCGGCACCGCCCAGTCCGAGATCAGCGCCACCCCGGACGCCGGGCAGATGTGGGTGGGAGAGACCAAGAGCCGCTACAGGCTCCTGACCCCCCTCACCGCCCCCATCGCACCCAAGGACGCCACCATCGAGGTCATCGGCGTCCACAACACCGCGAACCTGGCGCTCCTCGGCCGGTCATGGACCAGCCAGGACCCCTCCCGCGCCGCCACGGTGGAGGTCGTACGGATCACTCCGCTTGACCAGAACCAGGCACCGCGGGGGGCGGCATGACGCCCGAGCAGCTGGCCGCCCGGCTGGAGGCGGCCGCGCACCGCATCGGACCCGCCATCACCCACAGCGTCGAGCACGCAGCCGACTTCGGGCGCGCGCAGATCAAGGGCCACGCCTCCGGGCGCCCCGGGCCGAACGTCATCACCGGCTACTACCGCAACAGCTGGCAGATCGAGACGCGCCGCCTGCCCTACGGCGCGCAGTGCACCATCGGCACCGAAGAGCCCTACGGCCGGCGCCTCGAATTCGGGTTCGTGGGTGCCGACAGCCTGGGCCGCGTATACAACCAGCCGCCGTACCCGCACGTGCAGCCGTCCCTGCCCGCCATGACAGCGGCCTTGCGGTTCGGGATGCTGTCCGCCGTCGCGGAGGTGCTGCGGTGATCGAACGCCGCCTGGTCACCAACGCGCTGACAAGCCTCCTCGGTACGGCCACCAGCCTGCCCGTCGGCAAGGGCGTCCTGCCAGCCGGGGCCGCGAACGCCACCGCCTACTACGTCCTGACCCCCCTGGACTCCTCCCTCTCCGGCGCGTTCTACGCCGACATGAACGAGGACCTGTCCCTCGTCGTCCAGGTCACCTCGGTCTCCGCCCCGGACAAGACCCGCCCCGGCAGCGCCGGCACCCTCGAGCAGGCCGAAGGCCTCGCCGACAAAGCCCGCACGGCGTTCCTCTCCCGACACCCCACCACCGGCCAGTGGACCAACGCCCTCACCGTGCCCAGTGTCCGCTGCATGTGCCGGGAGCTGGAGACCGAACCCGGGGCAATGAATGATCCCGCCGATGGCATCATCAGTTACGTGCAGCGGTTCAGGTTCGACCTGACCCCAGCTTGACCCCTGGTCAGGCATTACCGCACCGCGGCGGCCCCTTTCGCGGACGTGCCACCTCGTGGCCGAGACGACCCACACAGACGTGAAGGGGCCACCGGCCCCGGGACAAGGGGCCCATCTCATGGCCAGGTTTTCCCGTAAGGGCGTAACCAAGATCCTGTTCGCCGAGACCATCGCGGCGACGACATACATCCCCACCCGCGTCGAAATCACCGGCGCCACCAAGCTCACCAAGGCCATCGCCGCGGTCGACGGGTTCTCCCTGGAAAACCAGGAGATCGAAACCCCCGACATGGAGTCCACGTTCGACTCCAAGATCCCCGGCTCCGACCAGGCCGCCGACTCCTCGCTGACGTTCTACGAGGACGACACCGACGACGACCTCGAGCAGTCCCTCGCCAAGGGCACCACGGGTTTCATCATCATCCTCCGCAAGGGCGACGTCCCCGCCTCCAACAGCATGGACGTCTACCCGGTGCGTGTCGCCTCCCGCAGCTCGGAGATCACCGCCGACAACGAGGCCGCCAAGTGGATGGCCAAGTTCAGCATCACGGACACCCCGGTACAGGGCGCAGCCGTCCCGGCCGCCACCTGACCCACCAGCCCCCGGCCGGCGCCCTCCGCTTTTGGGAAGGGGCGCCGCGGTGCCGGCCGGGCCCCTTCCCACTGGAGACACCATGACCACCACCACCCAGCCCCAGCCCCCGGCCAACGCCGTCGCCCAGGACGCCCACTGGGCCTCCACCCTGGAGCGCCTGCGCAACCGCCAGCGCCCCACCGCCACCCTCACCATCTGCGACGACAGCGCCGCCAAGAACAACCTCGGCACCGCCCACTACGAGCAGCGCAACACCCAGCGCCAGTACGAGGGAAACGAGACAACCCCCGAAGCCAAGAAGGCCCTGCGCGCCGCCGAACAGAAGGTCGCAGCCGCCCAGAAGGCCGTGGACGACGCATCCATCGTGCTCACCTTCCGGGCCCTGGAGCGCACCGACCTCGACGCCCTGAAGAAGGCCCACCCGCCCACCGAGGAGCAGGCCGAAGACGGCTTCGAAATCAACGCCGACACCCTCGGGCCCGCCCTCGTCGCCGCCTCCAACACCGACGGCATGACCGAAGAGCAGGCCCGCGAATTCCTCGACACCTGGTCCGACGCCGAAGCCGGCGCCCTCTTCTCCACCGCCTGGAACGTCCAGCTGGAGTCCCGCCTGGACCTGGGAAAAGGCTGATCGCCGATGCCCGGCTACGCGGCGAACTCGAACTGTGCGACCGATGGGGCATCCCGCACTCGCAGTTCCGCGGACTCGGCACCGGCGAATGGACCCCGCGCGACCGCGCCAAGGCCCTGGCCTACCGCGACTACCAGCGCACCGTCTGCCCCCAGTGCGGCACCCGCGCCGACGACTGGGACCAGGGCGGAGACGACGACACCGAAGACGCCTACGTCGCCGTCACCCACCTGTGCATCGGCTGCCAGACCATCGCCGACAAACAGGACTCCCTCAAAGACGACGACGCCAGCAGCCGCGGCAAAAAGGTCCTGCTCATCCCCGCCACGGTGCACGCCGCCACCGAGGCAATGAAGCAACTCCAAGCAGCCCGACGCACGCACCACGACCACGACGACGAGTAGGGAGGGGGGACGGTGGCGAACTGGAACCTCAGCGTTGACCTGCGGGGAAACGGCACCAGCCTGGCCCGCGCGCTCCGCGAGTCCGCCACCCACGCCCGCACCCTCGACCAGTCCCTCACCCGGGCCCGCACCGGCCTGCGCGAACTCGACACAGCCGCCCTCGCCGCCCGCGGCAACCTCCGCTCCCTCGGCCGTGAGGCCCGCAACGCCGCACGCGACATCCAGCGCCTGGCCAACGCCAGCCGCGACGCCGCACGCAACCTCAACCGCTACGGCGACGCGGCCCGCACCGCCCAGCGCGGCATGGACCGCCTCGGCACCAACAGCCGCGACGCATCCCGCCAGATCTCCCGCATGTCCAGCCAGCTCAGCGGCGCCATCCGCGACCTCAACCGCCTCGGCACGGCAGCCCGCACCGCAGCCGCCCACACCAACCGGGTCGGCGACCGAGGCGTCTCGAACATGCGGCGCTTCGCCGGCGAGACCGGCCGCGCCCACTCCCAGCTGCGCAGCATGGCCGCCCTCCTGTCCGGTGGCGCACTGGTCATGGGCCTGGGCGCCATGGTCAAAGAGGGCAATGAGTACCAGCAGGAGATGAACGCCTTCGGGGCGGTCACCGGCGCCACCCAGATGCAGATGAAGCGCGCGGCCGCGACCGCCAACCAGCTCGGCAACGACCTGTCCCTGCCGGGCGCCACCGCCGGCGACGCCGCCGAGGCCATGGTCGAACTCGCCAAGGCCGGTTTCCGCACCGACCAGGCCATCTCCGCCACCAGCGCATCCCTGCGCCTCGCCTCCGCCGCCCAGGTCAACGCCGCCGACTCCGCGAAGTATCTCGGCGACATCATGGACCAGTTCGGCATGGGTGCCGACCAGGCATCCCGCGCCGCCGACACCCTCGCGTCCACCGCCAACGCGGCATCGGGCGACATTAAGGACATTTACTATGCAATGAAATATGCCGGACCTGTCGCCCACGGGCTCGGTGTCTCCATCGAGGAGACCGCGTCCGCAGTCGGCATGCTCGGCAAGGCAGGCATCCTCGGCCAGACCGCCGGCACCACCCTCCGCGGCATGATGGCCAACCTCGCCGCCCCCACCCCGCAGATGATCGAAGGCCTCAAGGCCATGAACATCGAAGCGTGGGACGCCCAGGGCAACTTCAAGGGCCTGCGCTACGTCATCGACGGCCTGTCCAAGGCCCAGCACAACATGACCCAGCAGGACTTCGCGGCCGCCGTCAAGAAGTCCATGGGCAAGCCCGCCATGTCTGGCGCTATCGCCATGGCCCACCAGGGCGTCGACTCCTTCGACAACCTCATGGCCGCAGTCAAGGGCACCGGCTCGGCCGCCGACATCGCCGCCGCGAAGGGCAAGGGCCTGGCCGGCGCCATGCTCGGCCTCAAAACCCAGGCCCGCCAGACCGGACTCGCCATCTACCAGGGCATGGCCCCCGGGATGGAATGGATGACCCGCGGCATCACCAAGGGACTATCCGCCGCCACCCCGAAGATCGAAAAGTTCTTCCAGTACCTCAACTCCGCGGCCACCCTCTTCGGCCCGGAAATCGGCGCCGCCCTCTCCAGCCGCTTCTCGACCCTCGGCAAAAGCGTCTCCGGCATGATCGGCCCGCTCAAAGACTTCGGCGAGCACGCCCTCGCCCAGTTCCTGCACACCCTGCTGTCCATCGGCGACACCGCAGGCGAGATCTTCTCCAACATCGTCGCCTTCATCGAGCCCGTCGTCTCCGGCTTCTCCTCGCTAGCCAAGGGCTCCTCCGGCCTCGGCACAGCCGTCGACATCGCCGTCATGGCCCTCGACGCGGTCCTGTCCGTGCTGGGCTGGCTCTCCGGGATCCTCGGCCCCATCGGCCACGTCGTCGGCGGCATCGTCTCCGCCTTCGGGTCGCTCCCCGGCCCGGTGCAGGCAGCCGTCGCCGCGATGCTCCTCTTCCGCCGCGTCCAGGGCCCCCTGTCCAACATCGCCAACACCGTCCGCGGCCGCGTCACCGGAGCCTTCCAGTCCCTGTCACAGCAGATGGCCTACCAGCGCACCCTCGCTGGTGCAGCCGGCCAATCCCTCTCCCGCTACGGTGCGGCATTCGCTGTCCTCCAAGACCGGGTGCCGATCATCGGCCGTATGGCCGGCAGCTTCCGGACCGCCGCCGCCGCCGGATCCGGATTCACCAGCACACTCCGCGGAGTCGCCGCAGCAGCAGGTACCGGCTTGCGCGGAGCCATGACCGGCCTCACCGCAGCCATGGGCGGCCCGTGGGGCGTAGCCATCGCTGGCGCAACCGTTGCCCTGGGCTTCCTCGCCAGCGCACAGCAGAAAGCAGCCCAAGCCGCCGCAGAGCACGACCAGCGGATCGCGAACCTCTCCCAGGCTCTGCGCGAGTCCAAAGGCGCTGTCGATGACAACGTCCGCGCCGTCGCCGCTCAACAGATCCAGGACATGAAGGTCGGCGACGGCCGGCAGAAACTCGTCGACGTGATGCGCCGCTCCGGCGTCTCCCTCAAGAGCCTCACAAGCTCCTACCTGGGCGAAGGCAAGAGCCTCGGCGAACTCCAAAAGCAACTGGAGGGAGTCGCTGAAGCGCACACGAAGGTAACCGTCTCCAGCGGCGGCGGCGTCGTCACCGACATCGACCCGGTCGGCAAGTCCGCGAAGGACGCGGCCGCCGCCCTGGGCAGCATGAAGGGGGAGATGTCCGGAGCGGCGCGGTCTGCGAAAGAACTGGCTGCCGCGCAGAAGGGATCCGAAGACGGCGTCTCCGCCTACCAGCGACTCAAGGACTCGGTTGCGGCTCTCGCCGACAAGACCGGCGACGCCGACTCCCGCACCCGCGCCCTGCGCGCCAGCCTCGACCTGCTCTCCGGCGGCAGCATCAGCCTCCAAGCCGCCCAGGCACGCGTAAACGAGGCCATCACCCAGGCCAACGACGCAATGACCAACGGCATCAGCAAGAGCGACGGCTGGGGCAAGGCCCTCGTCAAAGCCAACGGGCAGATCGACACCACCACGAAGAACGGCCAGTCGCTGTTCAACACCTTCAACAACATCGCCGACGGGTCAGCGGACGCCGCAATCGCGGCCTACGACTTCGCGCAGTCGCAGGGCAAGGGCCTTCCCGAGAGCTTGAAGGCCTCACAGGCGGAGATGCAAAAGGCCCGCGACGCGGCCATCAAGCTCGGCGAAGGCTACGGCCTGTCCAGCAAGCAGGCGCAGGGCGTCGCCGACGCGATGGGCCTCATCCCCGGCCAGGTCTCCATCCTGCTCCAAACCAAGGGCGTCGACTCCACCCTCGCCGAGCTCCTCGCCGTCCAAGCGGAGTTCGCGAAGGTCCCGAAGTCCAAGACGGTCAAGGTCGACACCCTGTCCGACGACGCGAAGAAGAAGCTCGAGGAGCTCGGCTACACCGTCAAGCTCATCCCGGGAACCCGCGAATACAAGGTCACCGCGAAGACCGGGCAGGCAAAAGCAGACCTCGCCAACCTGCTCAAGCAGATGCAGGCCGTACCCGGCGGCAAGAGCCTCAACATGAGCGCGAAGACCGCCGGGGCACTCCGCGATCTGGAAAACCTCAAGGCAGCGGTCCAAAAGCAACACGGCAAGACCATCACGATGAACGTCCCCACCGCAGAGGGGCGCCGCCAGCTGGAACTCCTCGGATTCAAAATCCAGTCGACGGACGGGAAAACGGTCGTTGTCAGCGTGCCGACCGGCACCCCGAAATCCCAGGTCGCCGCAATCCAGGGTGCCATCGACAGTGTCCACGGCAGCTCAGCGACCATCAGCATCTACAAGAAAACGTTCATCGACACGATCGTCAGGAAGGCCAACCCAGGCCCGTACGCCAGCGGCTACCAGGCCGACGGATCCGTCCAGGTCGCGCACTACGCCGGCGGTGGCATGCGGCGCGAGCAGCACACCGCGCAGATCGCCCGCGCCGGCGAATGGCGCGTGTGGGCCGAAGACGAGACCGGCGGCGAGGCCTACATTCCCCTCGCCGTTGGCAAGCGGCGCCGCTCCCGCGCCATCGCCGAGGAGACCGTGCGCCGCCTGGGCGGCCGGGGCATCGCGTGGAACGCCGACGGCTCCGTTACCCGGTTCGCTGACGGCGGCGGCCTGGACTTCACCTACTCCGGATTCGGCGGCGCAGCCCAGAAGTACACCCTGTCTGGACTGATCTCCGCCTCAAACGACAAGAACGGCAACTTCAGCCTCTCGGTCTTCACGAGCAAGCTGCGCGCTTCCAACAACGCTCTCGACGCCTGGCGCAAGGACCTCGCCACGGTCGCATCCCGCGCCGGCCAGGACGTCGCTGCCGCACTCGCCGACATGGGCGACGAAGGCATCGCGCTGACGAAGAAAATGGCCCACGGTTCGTCGAAGTACATCAACGACATGGCCTCTCAGCTGCGGAACCTCGCAGCCTCGGCCAAGGCGTCCCTGGGCGAGTACACCTCGCAGCTCAACGCCGCGGTGAAAGACCAGGCCGCGTTCCAGGCGAACCTCACCAGGCTCGCTGCCAGCGGCTACGGGGCTCTCGCCACGCGCCTCGCGTCGCAGAACGATCAGGACGCCGAGGCTCTGGCCGCCGCCGCAGCCAAGGACAAGAGCAAGGCAGCTTCGGCAAACAAGGCCGCCACCGCGGCAAACAACGCACTGTCCTCCGACCAGATCGCCCAACTGGTGCAGATCATCGCCGCGGTCAAGAGCTCCAAGACCGGCATCCACGACGTGGCCTCCGCCACCGGGCTGGGCGAAGACGACATCGTCACCGTCGCCACCAAAGCCAGCAGTCAGATCAAGAGCAGCCTCGGTTCCCGCTCTGCGAAATTCCTCGCCGACCTGGCCCGCGCACAGAAGGGCCTGTCATACGCCAACGGCGGCATCCGCCCCGGCATCTACGGAACCCGCGCCGGCGCCGTCACGTTCGCCGAGCCCTCCACCGGCGGAGAGGCGTACATCCCCCTCGGCGCCAACAAGCGGGCCTCGGCCACCGCAGTCCTCGGCGACGTCGCCCAGCGCTTCGGCGTCGGCCTGACCGACGCGAACGCCGGACGTGCCGTCGTCATCAGCCAGGAAGGCCCCACCACCGTGAACGTGCCCGTGACCAGGACCGGCGCATCCGCCTACGACATCGGCCACCAGGTCGGCCGGCAGATGCGGCGCGCACGCAGGGGAGGGGTGGCAGCCCGTGCCGGACGTTGACCTGAACGAGGGGCAGTGGGACCTCGGCGGTGTCCTCATGGGCACCGGCACCCCGATCCGCTTCAAGGAAGTCACCGGCCTCGGCTGGCCCGGAACCCGCGACTCCGACGTCGACCGGCCGTCCGCTGACGGCACCTACCCGGGCCCGGACTACTACACGGCCCGCACCATCGAGTTCGACGGCGGCATCACCATCCCCGGCAACGGCCCCGCCTGCGAAGCCCTCCTCGCGCAGCTCCAGGCCGCCGCCGATGATCCCGCCATCCGGCTCGTCGGCGGCGCCACGATGCCGCTACGCGTCCGCCGGCCCGGCGGCACCACCCGACGCGCCAACGGCCGACTGCGCCGCTGCGCCCCGGAGATGGCCACCGCCATCCACGGCCGCATCGAACTCGACATGGCATTCGAAGCGACCGACCCCACCTGGTACGGCGACACCGAGCAGACCCTCGACATCCCCCTCGGCTGGATGACCGGCGGCGGATTCACCGCCCCCGTCGTCGCACCCATCTTCGTCACCTCCGCCACCACCACCGCGGAACGCCCCGGGTGGGTCACCAACGCCGGCACCCGCGACACCTGGCCCGTCCTGCGCATCCAGGGGCCGTGCAACAACGTCACCATCACTCACGCCACCTCGGGCCGCGTCCTGGCCCTGCCGACGCTCGCCCTCACCGCGGGCCAGTGGGTGGAGATGGACACCCGGCCGGGGCGACTGTCGGTGGTGCGGGAGAACGGCGGCAACGCCGAAACGTACCTGGCCGCCGCCTCCCGTCTCGACCTGTTCTCCCTGCCCCCCGGCACGTCCGAGATGCGGTGGACCGCCGTCGACCCGACCAACACAGCCCGGCTCACCATCACCTGGCGCGACGCCTACACCGCCCTCTAGGAGCACGACATGGCCCTGTTCCAAGCACCGATCCTCACGGACGGCGCCTCACACAGCGCACAGCAGTTCCGCATGCTCGTGCGGGACCTGGCCCGCGGGTCGGAGGGCATCACCGAAGGAGACGACCTGAAGGTAACGGCCCTGTCCACACCGGGGGCGTCCGTCAACATCTCCGACGGCTCAGGCATTGTCCGTGGACGTGACAACGCCTTCCAGGGCTCCTATGCCGTCTGCAACGTGGGTACCGAAACCATCGACATCGCGCCCACAGGCGGCACCCCGCGATCCGACATGATCGTATTGAGGGTCGAGGACCCCGAATACCCCGGCAGCAGCCTCGACCCGGCCACCGACCAGATCGAATACTTCCAGATCATTTCCGGTGTCACCTCCACCGCCACGGCAATCCCGGACTCCCGCACGGCGATCCCCCTGGCCCGCATCGACATACCGGCATCGACGTCCATCATCACCGACGCGATGATCACGGACCTGCGGAGCATCGCCAACGCCCGCCGCGACCGCACCCTGAACATGCAGTCCCCGGGCTCCCTGTCCACCGAGATCAGCGGATCCAGCGGCACCTACTCCTACTTCAGCACCGCCGCGGGCTGGAACATCGCCATCCCCGCCTGGGCAGCCCGCGTCAAAATCAAGATCGACGTGGGGCAGATCCGCTACAGCACCGGCACGATCTTCGGGCAACTCCGCGCCACCTTCGGCGCCAGCCTCACCGTCCAGCAGGTCATCCTCGACGACAACCAGGGCACCGGCGTCCGCCGCGGCACCGTTGTCCTCGGCGACAACCTCCTCATCCCCTCCGCCTACCGCGGCACCACCCAGCTCCTGCGCCTCCAAGTCGCCGGCTTCTCCGGCAACGCGGGCAAGTTCTCCGTCGACTCCTCAACGACGATCATCGCGGACGTCGAATTCTTCGAGGCGCCGTACTGATGGCCGGCTACCGGGTACTGACCCAGCACGCCCTCACCGGCCAGTGGCTGTCCAAAGCCCTCCCGATCACCGACCTGGAGTACGGCTCCGAACTGAACGGGCCCGGCTCCCTATCCGGCACGCTCGCCCCGCACCTCCTCGCCTCCAACACCACCCTCACCGACCCAGGCACCACCCTCATCTACGTCGAGCGCGACGGGCTGCTGCGCTGGGGCGGCCTCGTCTGGGACGCCCGCCCGCAAGGCTCTGAATACGCCATCGAGGCGGCCGGCTGGTCCTCCTACCTCCAGCACCGCCACGACCTGGACGGCAACCTCGGTGGCCGCGGCCCCTACGCCAACGCCGACCCCTGCACCGTCATCCGCGACGTCTGGGCCTACGCGCAGTCCATCGCCGACGGCAACCTTGGCGTCACCGTCGACGCCACCACCAGCACCGCGAAGGTCGGCACCACCGCCGAGCCGCTGAAGTTCTCCTGGTGGGAGAGCCCGGTGCTGGGCGACGCCATCGATGACCTCGTCTCCGGGGACGCGACCCCCGACTACGCCTGCGACGTCGCCTGGAACACCGGCCGTACCGCGCCCGTGCGCAGGGTCCGGCTCGGCTGGCCACGCCTCGGAGCGCGCCGGACCGACATCAGCTTCGCGACCGGCGTCAACATCCTCGAGGACCCCGAGGTACCGCAGGCCGGCGACGAGTACGCCCAGGTCGTCGTCGCCGTCGGCACCGGAGACGGCTCCGCGAAGAAGCGGTCGATCAACGCCATCCGCAACGGCCGCCTCCGCCTCGAAACAGTCCTCGACCTGCCCGACGTCAACGGCACCGACCTACTGGCCCAGCGCGCCGCCGCCGAATCGAAATGGCGCCAGACCCTCGGCTCCGTACAGGAAATCACCGTGCGGGACCACCCCGCGGCCCCCATCGGCTCGTGGCAGGTCGGCGACGACGTCCGCGTCCGCGTCAACAACCCCTGGACCTCATTCGCGGGCTGGTGCCGCATCGTCAGTTGGACCGTCAAGCCCACCGCCCAAGGCGGCGAGCAGGCCACCCTCCAGCTCAAGCCCGCCGGCTCCTACGTCTACGGAGGCATGTGATGGACATCGGAGCCCAGCTCGCCATCCTGGAAGCCCGCATCAAGAAGGTCGAACGCGCCTCTCGCCTCTCGTCAGCCTCCCTCGACGGAACCGCCCTCGTGGCCCGCGACGACTTTGGTGGCCTGCGCGCGATCGTCGGGCAGCAGGCCGACGGCACCTCCGGCATCCAGGTCGTCAACGGACCCCCGCCCCCGGCCCCGTCCACCCCGGTCGTCGCCTCCGTGCTGGGCGGCGTCACCGTTTCGTGGGACGGCCAGTTCGCCGACGCCGCGGTGATCCCCCTGGACTGGGCCCGGATCGAGGTCCACGCCTCCACCAGCAGCGGCTTCACGGCGACCGCGGCGACGCTACAGTCCACGATCGAGACGGCGCAGGGCGCCACCGTCGTCGTAGTGACGGACGACCCGGTGTACGTACAACTGCTAGCCCGCAACACGTCCGGCGCCGCCTCAACCCCCTCCACCGAGGCCGGCCCGTACGGGCCGACACCGGTCGTCGCGTCCGACATCCTCGACGGCATCGTCACCGAGGCGAAGCTCGCGGCCGACGCCGTGACCGCCGCGAAAATCGCCGCCGGGGCCGTCGGCACCACCGAAATCACCGACGACGCCGTCACCACGCAGAAGATCGTGGCCGGGGCGATCCTCGCCGGACAGATAGCCGCCGGCGCCATCCTTACCGACAAGCTCGCCGCCGAGGCCGTCACCGCAGCGAAGGTGGCAGCCCTCGCCATCACCACCGACAAGCTCGACGCCAACGCCGTCACCACCGCCAAGCTCGCCGCAGGCAGCGTCGACGCCACCGCCATCAAGGCCGACGCCATCACCGGCAAGACCATCACCGGCGGCACCATCAACGGCACCGACATCACCGGCGCCACCGTCACCGGCGGCGTCCTCCAAACCAACACCACCGGCTCCCGCGTCGTGGTCACCCCCACCCCGCCCGCCGGCATGGTGAACCGGCCGACGATGCTCCTGTACTCCGGCGTCACCGGTGAGCTCTTCCCCGCCGGGCTCAACGCCGGCCCCACCGTGGGTGTCCCGGCGCAGCCCACCACAGCTCTCGGGGCGCCGATCGTCGCCCAGGACTCCAGCGGCGCCTACAGCCAAGCCGTCATCTCCCTCGGATCACCGAAAGCCGGATCCTTCCCCGGCCGCTTCGCCGTGGCAACGAACGCCCCAACGGCCACGAGCGAGATCGGTTTCGCCGCGATCGACGCCGCCTCCGGCTCTTCCACCGCTGGCGCCTCGTACATGAACATGTACGTCCAGGACGGCACCGGTACCGGCAAGCACAGCTCCGTCTACGTCACCGGCGACTACGTGAACGTAAACGCTAACGGCAGCGATCACACGTTCACCTCGTCCGGCCTCTCCGTCACGGGCAGCGTCATGGCCCAGAACACCCCGTACCTGGTCAGCAAGCCGGCGAACACCGACCGCACGAGCACCACCAGCCGGACCGCAGACCCACACCTGACGGTGTCGCTCCTCGCGAACGCCACCTACATCGTGGAGTTCCACCTGTTCACCGGCGGCAGTACGTTCGCTCTCACGGTGACGGAGTGGCTGGTGCCCACCGGCGCTACCGGCCTCAAGGGCGCCATGGGCCCGTCCTCGGCCGCGACTGAAGCCACCGCGGGCAACAACAACGGCGACGGCATCACCATGAGGAGCGGCGCACACAACTTCGGCACCACCATCACCTACGGCCGCCGCAACGTGAACACCAACGTCTGCTACGCCATCGAAACGGGCACCGTCACCACCACCAGCGCCGGAACCCTCGCCCTCGGTTGGGCACAGTCCACGTCGTCCACCACCTTCAACCGCATGGCCGTCGGCTCGTGGATGCGCGTCACCCGCATCGCCTGATGACCCCTGCAGGGGCAACGCCGGGACTGATCGCCCGTACTCTGAACCCAGCGACCCTCCGCTCTCCCCGAGGGACTGACAGCGCACCGCGCCGGTCAGAGACACACATCAGCTCAGGCGCGGGGAGCGTAGGAGCCCGGGGCGTTGCCCGACCTCGACATTCAGCAGTACGACGTAACTGGCTCATTGGGCCGGCACCGCGTGCTGGACCCGCGCAGCCTCGCCTACCGCCGCCCCTACTCCGGCGAGACCATCCGCACCGTCGAGTGGGCCCCGAAGATTCCGCTCCTGGACCAGCAGGACCTGCTGAAGCAAGGCATCAGGACGTCGGAGATGTTCAACGGCGTGGACGACGTGGACGCCCTCGGCTCCTGCACCGCCAACGCCGCCACCGCCTGCATCTCCGTCCTCCTCGACTCCGCCGCCTGCACCGCCGCGGGCCTCGACACCAGCGACCCGATCGCCGCCGAACGGTGGGCGATCGGCCTGTACGCCGACGCCACCCAGGCCGACGAATGGCTGGACTACACCTGGCCCAACGACGACTGCGGCTCCTCCGGCCTCGGCGTCGCCAAGGCCCTCCGACGCCGAGGCCTCATCGACCAGTACGGCCACGCCACCACCGCCGAAGAGCTGTGCATGCTCCTCCAGACCGGCCCCGTCCTCATGGGAATGCCTTGGCGGGACGCCTTCTTCACCCCGGTCTCCAGCACAGCACTCCTCGATGAGATCCCCAACTGGGAGTCCTCTCCGGTCGCCGGCGGCCACGAAGTCCTCATCACAGCCCTGGAGTCCGTCGCCGAGGTCGAGGGCGACTTCTCCTACGAGCACACCGTCCTGCGCGTGCAAAACAGCTGGGGCTCCTCCTGGGGCGACTCCGGCTCCTTCCGCATGTCCCTCGCCGTCTACCAGCAGCTGCGCAGCGAGATCGACCTCGTCCAGCCCCGCCTCGACAGGACCAGCCAATGACCGAGTACCACGTCGCGGTCGATCACCTCGACCCCGAGACCAACCAGCTCACCACCACCTACCTCGGCACCGTCGACCAGGCGCACGCCGACGAGGTCCGCGCCATCGCCGCGCTGGACAAGGCGCCGCGCTTCGTAAAGGAGCACCGGCAGCCCGGCGCGTTCTGCGTACTCCGGGACGACGGCGACCTGGACGTGTACGTGCCGACCGACGCCCCGGCGTTCGACGTCCGGCAGCCTTACCCGGGACCGGCCGAGGAGGGCATGCCGCGGCAGGCATCCGGCCCGGCGTACATATCCGGCGCCACCAAGCTCGGCGACCAGTCCATCGGCGGCTCCATGGACCACCCCGAGTCCGGAGCGCGGTTCACCTGGCACACCACCGAATCCCCGGCAGGCAGCTCGTACCTGACGTCGATCGGCGCGTACCTGATCCGCGTCGGCGCCGAGCCTCAGGTCATCTACGATCCCGTCACCGACAAGATCGGCCAGTTCGGGCCCCTCAACCAGTCCGGCCGCGCCCTCAAGAACGACGGCGCCCGCCGCACCAACCGCGAGGGCAAGGTCAACATCCAGGTCGAGGTCCTTGGCCGCGCCGCATCCCCGTGGACCAACGGCTTCGATCCGGCGAAGAAGCCGAACTTCCAGAAGCTGCTGGCCGCTGGCCGCGCCTGGGGAATCCCCGACACCTGGCCCGCGGGTAAGCCGCCGGCCTACCCGAGCGGAAGCGATGCCCGGTCCCGGTCGGTCTGGCAGTCCAAGGCCGGGCATTACGGCCACTCCCAGGTCCCCGGCAATGATCACGGAGATCCGGGCGCGATCGACACGGCCAAGGTCCCCGGCAAGGCTGCCAGCGACACGGGTGGCTCCTCGGACAGCGGCGGTACGACGACGTACACGGTGAAGAAGGGCGACACGCTCTCCGCCATCGCGAAGAAGTACGGCACGACCGTCGCCAAGCTCGTCTCGCTGAACGACCTCAAGGACGCCGACGAGATCAAGGTTGGCCAGAAGCTCAAGGTCTCCGGCGCCGCGTCCAAGCCCAGCACTCCGCAGTACGAGCCGTTCCCCGGCTCGTCATTCTTCCACGGCGGCCGACACAGCCAGATCATCACCGCGATGGGCCGCCGGCTCGTCGCTGAAGGCTGCGGCCGGTACAAGGACGGCCCCGGTCCGAACTGGACCAACGTCGACAAGGCCAGCTATCGCGCTTGGCAGATCAAGCTCGGCTATTCCGGATCAGACGCCGACGGGATTCCCGGCGCCAAGTCGTGGGCGGCCCTCAAGGTCCCCAAGGTCTGAGCACCTACACACCCCCATCCATTGGAGAACCATCGTGAAGATCTTCGGCCGGGAACCGGCACTCATTTTGAGCTTCATCGCCATCCTCGTGAAGGTCGTTTCCGCCTTCGCCCTCGAGGTCACCGCGGACCAGCAGGCGTGGATCAACGCCGTGGCGGCGGCCGCGGTCGGCCTGATCCTCGCGGTCATGGCGCACGACGCGATCGGCGCGGCCGTCCTCGGCTTCGTCCAGGCCGTCGTCGCCCTGGCAGTCGGCTTCGGCCTGGACTGGTCGGCGGACAAGCAGGCCGTGTTCATGTCCCTCGCGGCCGCGCTGGTGGCGATGTTCGACCGCACGCAGGTCACCGCCCCGGTATCTGCCGCGGAGGTCCGGCCCGCGACCACCGTCCGCAGCGTCTGATGTGGCGGCTCCCGTCTGCCGCGCTGACTGCTGCGGCAGCACGGCAGACGAATGAGCCGCCCACCATGTCGACCACCCACCCACGAATCGGACCCCACACGCAGTGAACGCAAGATCCTGGAGGCGGCATGGCTGCTGAGCTGATGGGCATCGACATCGCCCAAGGTGGCGCTGTGGCCCTGCTGGCCGTCGTCGTCCTGATGGTCCTCACGGGCCGGCTGATACCGCGGCGCACCTACGACGACATGAGGGAAGAGCGAAACACCTGGCGCGACGCTCACACCGAGTCGGAGGCGGCACGGGCCGAGGAACGCGACCAGAACCGGCAGCTGATGGAGCTCGCGCATACCGCGGGCCACGTCCTGGACTCTCTGCCCAAGCGGGGGGAGGTGCAGAGTGATCCGATGGACGAGGCTCCTCTGCGTTAGGCGGAGGGGGCGCCCCACCCCCGGCCAGAAGGCGGCCCAGCGCGCGGTTGAGCGCGCGCAGGCCGCCCGGCTTGAGGCTGAGGAGCGTCGCCCAGAGGTCGACGAGGCCACCAATAAGCTGCGCAGGCTGAGGGAGCGGAACCACTTTGCGGAGATGTTCCGCGAGGCCATCGAGGGGACCCCGAGATGAGCAGCGCCGAGTGGATCAACACCGTGGTCAGTGGAATTGTCTTCGTTTCCGCGCTCGTGTTCGTCGTGACGTACCACCTCAAGGCCCCGTGGCGCTCGACCATCATGGGCTGGCACCTGATGTCGCTGGGCGCAGCGATCGGCGCGTTGGGCGCGTACACCGTCGCCATAGCCATCGTGGGCCAGGAAGGTCCCGCGGCTGCTGCCCTGCGCATTCTGCGGGCCGTGGTTCTCCTGCTGATCGCCGGCCTATTGGCGCAGCGCACGGTGATGGTCCTCCGTGTTCAGCGCCCCAACCCGAAGGACGCTGATCGATGACCGTGGTGCAGGGCAAGCTGCTTGATGTGCCAGACCCGACGCGCGTGCAGGTCACAGCGGTGCTGGTGGATCTGGCGGGGGAGCGGGTGGTGGGCTACGTCTCCAGTGAGAGTGGCGAGATCACCGGGCAGGACTCGGTGACGCCCGGCGAGGACGGGTCCTGGGAACTGGACCTCACCCCGAACGGGGCCATCACCGCGGATGCCGGCGACACGGCCTGGGCGATAACCGAGGGCCGCGCACTGAATGGCACCCCGAACACCGCGTACGTCGTGGTCCCGGAGACCGACGGGCCGTACTGGCTGGGAGACCTGCGTATCGCACTGTCCGGCACGCCACTGGGCACGGGCACGATCGTCTACGTGCCGGGCCCGGCCGGACCGACCGGACCGGCCGGGGCAAGTGGACCCGCCGGACCGCAGGGCGAGACCGGAGCAACAGGCCCTCAAGGCCCGGCCGGCACCACTGGCCCGAAGGGAGACCAGGGAGACCCCGGCCCCACGGGACCGGCGGGAGCGCAAGGCCTGAAGGGGGACGCCGGCGATACAGGACCCACCGGCGCGACCGGCCCCAAGGGCGACACCGGGGAGCAAGGACCGGCGGGACCCACGGGGGCGACCGGAAGCCAGGGCCCGCAGGGGGATCCCGGCCCGACTGGCGCAACTGGCCCGCAAGGCGCGACCGGAGCGACGGGCGCACAGGGGCCTGCTGGCCCGACGGGAGCCACAGGTGCGACCGGTCCGCAGGGACCGGTCGCTACGGCATGGCGGCGCCGGGACCTTCCGGATCCCGCGCTGGCGGACTCCCTGTACACCGGGAGCGCGCCGACTATCAGCACGGCACAGACGACGACGCCGACGACTGGCTACATCAAGTACGCCCCGCCGCTGGTGGCTTTGGCGGGTACGGACGTGACCGGGCCGTACGCCTACGCCGGCGCCGGGAGCTTCGCGATCGGGGCGAGCAGCCCGGACACCAACTACGTCCTGCCGCTCAGCAAGTACCCGAACACCTACAGCTCGGGCCAGGGCGTGTGGTCGGTGGAGTTCGGCACGGACGCCCAGACGCTGCAGGTCAGATTCAAGTACATCTCCTCGGCGAGCATGTACCGGCTGAGCATCGACGGCCGCAAGGTGACAGACCTGACGCAGTCCAGCGGCGGCACGACCGCAGGCTCCGGGCACATGCTGACGATTGACCTGGGGTCGGCTGCTCCGCGCCGGATCCGGCTGGACTTCTACACGATGCCGTTCGGTGGGGTCTACCTCCCGCCGTCGGCGACGATGTGGCGCGTGCCGCTGCAGGGCGGCCGGCTGATGGTGCTGGGCGACAGCATCAGCGACGGCTCGGCGCACAACACCGGCGCCGGGGCCGGCACGTGGTTTCACCGCGCGGCTCGGCTGCTCGGTTCGACGGATGCGTGGGACCAGGGGAGGGGCGGCACGGGGTACATCACCCCGGGCAGCTACGCGACGTTCGCGGACCGGCTGGCCGCGGATGTGGTGGCGTGGGCACCGGACCGCCTGGTGGTGTGGGGAGGCTACAACGACAACGGCGGCTCGCAGTCCGCGATCGGCACAGCCGCGGCGAGCCTGTTCTCCGCCATCAAGACGGGGCTGCCGAACTGCCAGGTACTGGTGCTGGGGTGCTGGTCTCCGACGGCGAGCCCTGGAGCGAGCATCACAAACACGGACACCACGCTGCGCACGGCGGCCGCGAACGCCGGGTTCCCGTTCGTCTCGCCGATCACGGGGGCGGTGTACGACGCGGCCGGGACGTTGCTGGCGACGCATGGCGGGTTCATCACGAGCGGCAACGCGGCGGCTTACGTGGGTGGGGATGCGGTGCATCCGACGGACGCGGGGCACGTCTATCTGTCGCGGCGGATTGTGGCTGCGTGGCGTGAGATTCTGCCTGCCTGATCCGGCGTCCTATACTTCTGGGACATAAATAACGGGGTCGAGCATTCCGCTTAGCTGCGCCTCTGACCAGCCGCTTCGCGGCCCGCTCCTGCGGTCGGGGGCCTGGCTTGATCTACTGTGGGATGTAGAAGCCCCGGCCGATTCCAGCGGCCGGGACTTCATACGTGCGGAGGGGGCGTCCTCACTGCTCAGTGGTTGGCTGGCCGAGGCGCCGGAACATGCTCTCCAGGCCCTGCTCGACCGACTCTCGGGCGGCCTCGACCTCGTCCAAGCCGTCACGCAGGGCCTGCTGAGCTTCGATCAAGGTCATTGCGTCGTCGCCGGGCTGGGCGTGGACGATGCGCGGGTTGCCTTCGTCGGTCCAGTCGACGTCGTATTGGCGCTGTCCGCTCATGGTCATGTCCTCACTGCTCGGTGGTACGGCGGGCGCGTGCGGCTGCGATGCGGTCTGCTTCCTGCTGCTTCATGATCTGGCGCGTGTGGTCGTCTGCCGGGTCGAGGGTGATACCGACTGAGGGTGAGCTGTCGACGGCCAGGTGCCACTGCACTTCGGTAATGATCCACCTCGTTTCGGTGCTCTCAGTCGGGCTCAATTCCTCGTCTTGGACGAGCTCTTCGCCGGTTCGGGGGAGGGCGGGTAGGACGCAGGTTCGCTCAGTGTGCGGGTAGTACAACGTGGCCTCCACGCCGCCGGCCGGCTTTACGGCCTTGGTGGGACCGATGACTGCGATGGGTCGGCCGTGCCGGGTCAAGGCGATGGTTTCGCCGCTGGTGCGGACGTAGTCGGCGATTTCGCCGAGCTGGGCGCGGGCGGCTTCAATGCCGTAGGACTTCTGCATGAAGAAACCTTACAGTCCTTAAGGTATTGATCGCAAGAGGATCGGGTCGCCAGATAGGGGATCACTCGTTCTGATGCGGGATAAGCTCACATATGGCGAGTGATCGCGATCCGAACAAGGGGACGAAGATGGCCGACCAGACAGTCATGGGCAGCGCCCGAGACACCTTCATCGAGGCGCTGCACTCCCGCCGTATGCTCAAGCCCGGCGAGGAATGGGTCATCGACGCCAACCTCGCCCGTTACACGTGGGCACTAGCCGACAAGCTGCGCGCCCAAGGTCACACCGAGGCTGCCTCCCTGATCTCTGCCGAAGCGGTCCTCCTGACCAACTCTCTCGAGACAGGTCCTGTCCCCGCGGACAGTGGCGGCCAGGCGTGAGCACCGACAATCTGCCCGCCAGACCCGCCCAAGCCCCGCTGCTGCCCGCAGAGTTCGACGACGCCCTCCGCGCTCGCCTCGCCGCCCTCGACACCGCATCCGACGAGCACGCCCAGGACCAACGCCCAGACAACACTGTCCGCTCCTACGCCGCGGACTGGAAGACCTGGACCGCTTTCTGCGGCCAGCTCCAGATCCCCACCACCGCCGCCACCCGCGGCACGCTGCGCGCCTTCGTCGACTACCTGTGGAACCGGGAGAAACGCGCCTACTCCACCATCGACCGCAAGCTCGCCGGCGTCACCGTCACCCTGCGCACCCAGTACGGCGTCGTCATCAGCCCCGAAGACACCAAGGCCGCCCGGGAGTTGCTGAAGGACTACCGCAAGAAGGCCGAGGAGGCAGAGGAGCCAGCCCGAGGCCGGGGCAAGGCGCCAGCCATGCGGCTGGACACACTGCGTCTCATCGTCGACAAGTGCGACGGCGACATCTTCGGTATCCGCGACCGGGCCATGCTGCTCCTCGGGTTCTCCATCGCAGCCCGCCGCGCCGAGCTCGCCGGACTGCGCCTGCGCAACATCCGCGACGACGACAACGGGCTCCTGGTCGACGTGCGCGTGTCCAAGACCGAGCCCCGCACGGTGCCCGTACCGTTCGGCACCAACCCGGCCACCTGCCCCGTGCGGGCCTGGAAGGAATGGGTCGAGGCCGCGCAGATCGCCGCCCCGGACCGGCACGCTTTCCGCCGCATCCACCACACCGGCGCCGTGCAGCCGCAGGGCCTCACGCCGCAGCGTGCCGGCGATCTCATCACCGCGGCCGGCCTCCGCGCTGGGGTCGAGGCTCTGTTCACGGGCCACTCGGTACGCTCCGGGTTCGCGACGGAGGCACGCCGCAAGGGCAAGGACCGTAAGGCCATCGCGGCGATCACGGGGCACAAGGAGGGGTCGAAGGTGCTGGACGGCTACATGCAGATCGTGGACCAGTGGGACGAGCAGGACAACGCGCTGATCGGACTCGGACTGTGAATGACATCGCGTTCGTACCGCCCCCGCGCTGCGGTCGAGCCACCGCGACGACAAAGAAACCGTGCCAGGGCTTCCGGCTCCATCCGTACGAGTCGTGCGTGACCCATTTGACCCAGGAAGAGCGCACCGACTACAGGGCCAGGCAGGCGGAGAGTGCCGCGGCTTGGGAGCCGTACCGTCAGCGTTACGCCGCTCTTGTGACGGGCCCTCCCATCTGTTGGAGCTGGCCTGTAGACCGACCCGGCGCCGCCTCTGAAGAACAAGCGGAGGACCGATTGCGTGCCTGGCAGGATGGCCGCTGCGCCATCTGCGGAGGCGTCGAGCGGCTAGTGACGGACCATGACCACGACACCGGGCTGGTTCGCGGGCTGCTGTGCCGTACCTGCAACACCAACGAGGGAATGAACGGCCTTCCGGGAACGGTCTACGACCGCTACCGCGAGCGTCACCCAACCAAGATGCTCGGCGTCCAACTGCGGTACTGGGATCCGTTTCGCAAGGAGTTCGCGCAGCCAGCACCCCCTCGGCAGAACACCTGGGACGCCATGAGTGGGTTGACCTGAGACGGGCGGAGAACACGATGACCGAGCAGCAGGCGCCGGCGGTGCGGCGGCTTGAGGCGTTGGTGGAGCGGGTGGCGCCGCGGGACCCTGCGCGGTGGGAGGCGCGGCCGCCGTTGCGGCGGGGCCGGCAGGTGTCGGTGTCGCGGGCCCGGCAGCTGCGGGCGACGGTCAAGCAGCTCGCGGCCGCGGTCGAGCATGAGGGGATGCCCGAGGGGTGCGGCAGGTCTGCGAAGCGTCTGCTGTCGCCGCAGGCCGTCGATGCGTTCTTGGAGCTGGCGGGTGAGGGGGTGTTCCGGGACCCCCGGAAGCCGGGCCTGGTGGGTACGCCCTTGTCGTGGCCGTCGCGCGCGACGCTCAGGGACTGCCTGAAGATCCTCGGCGAGGAAGCCGATGTGGCGGTGGTGTTGCCGAGGGTGGCGCGGGAGTCGGGGGCCGAGCGGGTGTCGGAGCGGCAGGCTGCGGCGGTGTACCGCAAGCTCGCGGACTGGGCGGCACGCTCGCCGGCGGATGCGCAGTCGGCTCGGGCCCTGGCGGTGGTCGGGGTGATCCTCGATACGGGCATGCAGACGGGGGCGATGGTGTCCCGGACGCTGGATGACCTGGAGTTGGAGCCGGGGCGGATCCGGGCGGTGTATCACACGCAGAATGCGGCGCATCTGCCGATAGTGGAGGCGACGCTGCCGCTGCGGCCGGGGACGGTGGAGGCGTTGCGGCAGTGGCTGGGGTTCCGGGATGGGCTGGTGGCGGGCCTGGAGGGTTCGGACCACGGGGCGCTGTGGGTGACCGTTGCGGCGACCACGACGGGGTACGGCGAGGACGGTGAACCGCTCACGTACGAGGCTGGGATGCCGTTGCGGGCGTGGGGTTTTCGTGAGGGGCATCAGCGGGCGATCGAGCGGTTGAACGCAGTCCTGGCCGGCCAGTGGGAGCAGGCTGAGCTGGGGCCGTGGGTGCCGTTGCCGACGACTCCGGAGGCGTTGCGTCGGGCGGTGGATGTGGAGGCGTTGGTGCCGGAGTTGGCGGAGGTCCGGGGCCGGTTCGATGAGCCTGTGGAGCGGCCGCCGCGGTGGGCGGATGGGCCGCATCCGGGAGTGCCGGGGTTTGCGGTGCATGGGCGGGAGTCGACGTACCGGAATTACAGGTGCCGGTGCGAGGCGTGCTGGAAGGCTGCGTCGGCGGCAAACGCGGCGTACAGGGCGTTGCGACGCGGCTGACCGTGCCCGTTGAGTCAGTAAACCGGGGCGCCCCACACGTCGGGAGTGTCGCCGCAGCATGCGGGACACGTGCAACGGCAGGTGCTTTGGCGTCCGGTGCACCGTGGGGGGCCGTAGAGCGGGCAGCAGTCGCCTTCCGCGCCGCGGCATCGGTCGGACTGTTCTACGTACTCGTAGGGGCCGAAGGGGTCTTCATGCTGGTCGATCGCGGTAGTCACGGCGGTCTCCTTCAGGTGCCGGGGATGGTGTCCTGGTCGACGCCATGGTCGCGGTGCTGGGTCGTGTTGGCCGGGTCGCACTCCCTTCCCCAGCCTCGCGTGCGGCTGTCGGGGTCGTGCAGTTCGCGCCGGCACCAGATACGGCGGCGTCCCTGCTCGGGGATGTCGGGCAGGGACGGCTGCTGAGCGGGGCGGGAAGTCACGGCCTGGGTGTCTCGGCCGCAGCCAGGCAGGCCGCGACGACGACGATGGTGGGGGTGTCGCTGGGGAACTCGATGACCGCGCCGTTCGGGCAGTCGAGCCCGGAGTCGCCGGATCCATTCGCCAAGGCCCAGACAGCTCCGGACGGGTGGCGCAGGATGCTGAGCGGCATGTCGGCATCGCCGGTCCACCCCGCTGTTTCCAGGGCCTCGACGACATCGAGTCGGTCGAGCCATTCTCCGGGCTCGGGCTTGCTGATGACCAGGTGCAGCTGTGTCTCGGTGGCCATGTGGTGCTCCTTGCGGGTGTTGGTGGCGGTGTGGTCAGTTCCTCGGGTACACTGTCCGCGTTGTACGCGTCGCATGTTCAGGCCACCACCTTCGGGCGGTGGCCTTCGTCGTTACTGGGCGACCCAGTTGCCGCCCTCGGTACGGTTCCATCGCAGCCACTCACTCCACGAACCGGCACCCCACTTCTGAATGACGATGCGGTTTGCCGAGGTAGTGGCTTTGTGCTCGGCCACGGCGTCCCGGGTGGCGGTTTCGGAACGCTGCGGGTAGATGTCAGTGCCGATGACGATTCGCCACGCCTTGCTGGGTCGCTTGGTGCTCATTCTGTTCTCCTCTGCTTCAAGGTGATGGTGCCGTGTCGCGGAGGGCCTGTCAGGCGGTCTCCAGTGCGGTGATGCGGTCGAGGCGGAAGGTGCGGGAGGCGTCGCGGAGGAGGTCGTGGGCGCGGAGGCACCAGTCCCCGGCCTTGGAACGCCAGACCTTGTCCGGTTCGACGATGCGTACGGACGTCTCGCCGTTTTCCTTGCGGTAGGCGATCTGTACGCGGTGGGTGGTGGTGAGGGTGTAGCGGAGGTGGGCGAGGCGGCCGAGGGTGGCGTGTGCGGCGGAGAGGCTGGTGGTGAGTGCGGCGTGGATGTGGCGGTTGGTGTGTCGCATCGTGTCCCCGCTTTGGTTGGTGTGGTGCCCACCGTAGCCCTTAACCGTTGTGATCGCAACAGAAAGTGCGTTATGGTGGTGACACCGGCAACCGCCGCCACCCGCCCAACGTGACCGCAACCCCTATTGCGATCACAACAGACAGCAGGAGGACACTGGTGCGAAACGCCCCCACGCGCCCGCCGAACCGCCCCAGGTCCGAACGGCGCTCACCGCCGAGAGGACCCCGCACCGTGCCGAGCAACCTCCGCCAGCGCCTGACCACCGCCGCCGCCAAGCTCCGCGAACCCGGCACCCCCGACCCTGGTGTCCTCGCGGACGCCGCAGAAGCCATCGACGAGGCACTGGCCCCCAACGGCTGGAGCAAGCTGCGCCGCACCGAACCCACCGCGGTCAGCAAGCTATCGCCCAACAAGTCGATCCACATGGAGCGTTCCCTGCGCACGCACCTGCACCAGGCCGCCGAAGCCAAGGGCGTAGCCCTATCCGACCTCGCCGAGGAGGGCCTGCGCCTGTTCATCGCTGGCAAGTACGTCCCGGAGCGTCCGCAGCGCGCTGCCACCAACCCTGATGAGCGCGACAGTGTCACGCTGAACGTCGCCCTCGACAAGGACCTGCGCGCCCAAGCCGACGCCCGCGGCAAGGAACTGAAGGACGCCGGCGAGCTGGACTGGGCGCCGAAGACCACACAGATCGTCAAGGCCTACCTGCTGCACGTCCTGCCGATGCCCACGGCCACAAAGGCGAAGGGCAAATAGCACCCGGCGGGGTCTGGTCCGGACGCCGACACCGGCCGGGCCCCGCAGCACCACCACAACCCCATACCGAGGAGACCTCACGTGTCCAACACGGCCCAGGCCCCCGCTTCTGCGGAGGGCCCCACTCAGCACACCCAAAACCAGGCCCAGCCCACCATCCACCAGGCCATGGCCCTGGTCATGCGCGACGTCCGCAACGTCGGAAAGAACGGCCGCAACAACTCCCAGAACTACAGCTTCCGCGGAGTCGACGACGCCATCGCCGCCCTCGCCCAGCCGCTCCGCGACCACGGCGTCTTCATGACGCCCGAGGTCCTGGACTGCGAGTCGGAGTCCCGCGGCAAGATGAACGCGGTCCGCATGCGCGTCGCCTTCCACTTCTACGGCCCCGCCGGCGACTCCGTGCGCGCGGTCACGATGGGCGAGGCGTCCGACGTCGCCGACAAGGCGTCCAACAAGGCGATGTCCGCGGCCCTGAAGTACGCGCTGATTCACACCTTCATGATTCCGGTCGACGCGAAGTCCCTGGATGACGGGGACCGGGACCACCCGGTGGGGCACCGCAGCCCCGCAGACGGGTACATGGAGCGGCTTCGCAAGGGCGCCGTGTGGCACAACCCTGGGGCGCTGGCCGCGATGCACGCGGAAGCGAAGGCCGATGGGCTGCTGGACGCCACCGTCGCCGGACCGGATGGGGAGACCACCCTCGGCGAGCTGATCGTGGCCCGCGGCAAGCATCTGAAGGCTGAGGCCGCGGAGCGCGAGGCGAAGAAGGCGGAGGAGGCTCCGCAGGCGGCGGCGCAGGTAGCTGCCGAGCATGGCGTCCAGCCAGCCCCGTCTGCTGAAGGTGAGTCGCCTGAGCCGTTGGAGGCGCTGATGGAAAAAGTCAGCAACAGCTGGAAGAACGTCGACGGCATGCGGCAGAACCTGCTCGAAGGGCGAAAGCTCGGCGTACTGGACGTGATGGTCCCGGCCAAGAACGGCTCGGTGAAGCTCGGCGACCTGATGCAGGGCCGCATCGACGCCCTTGAAGCTGGCAAGCAGGAGAGGAACGCCGCCTGATGGCCCGCCGGCTGGTCGCTTCCGCCGCCCAGGCCATTCTCTACGGCGACGGAACACGACACTGTGCCTGGTGCGGCGACTACATCGACCCCATCGATTGGTGCCTCGACTGCCAGACGAACAAGCAGCCGTGCGTCTCTCAGGGCGGCTTCCACCGAAGGCTGCGCAAGCGGGCCGACGCGGCCTTTTGCGACCACCGATGCCGGTCCGCTCACACCAGTGACACCAGCGGTTCCCGCTCCCGACGACGCGAGAGCTACTGGCACTGATGCCGGCTCGCCAGCTCGACGTGGAGGGGATGGAGGTGCCGGCCGCCACGGTCGGCCCTCCGCCCCCACCCGCGAAGCCCGCCAAGAAGAAGCCCGAACCGCAGGCCGCGCCCGAGGCGTGCCCCGGGCAGATACCCGTACCGCTCCCGAGGGAGGTGCTGTTGTGTTCCGCCGACTGCTCGAATCCGCCGCTGTTGCTCTGGTGACGCTGGTCGTATCCCCGCTGCTGGTCCTGGCCGCGCTCCATACCGGGTGCGCGGCCGCGTACCGGGTGCTGTGGGAGCGCCGACACCTGCGCAGCACGGGCCGGAGCCTCGCCCGTGAGGCTGCCGCCGCGGACCTGGCCATCGTCACCGCCGAAACCCTCGTGCACGACCTGTACGAGACCTGGTATTCACCGGCACCCGACCCCCATCCCCACGTCACTACGTAGGAGGTGAGCGCCATGCTCACACCCGTGATCCTGGCGCTCCTCCTCACCGCCGGCCTGTTGGTTGCGTGGTGGTGGCAGCGCCGCCAACTCACCGCCGAACGCGCCACCCGCCGCCTCACAGAGGCAGCCCAAGCCCGGGAAGTCCAAGCACTTGCCCGGCACGTCAGACAAGAGCTCACGAAGCAGGAACGGGAAGCCGCGGTCCTTCAGGCCGCGGCTTCCGTCGTTGATAGCGCCCTTCGCGGGGAGAGGGAGGGGGACGGCCATGCATGAAGCACGCCGAGCCTGGATGAACCTGACGGAGCACCGGCACTACGCCTACCGCGGCTGTGCCCCGGACCTGGACGAGCCGACGCGGGCGCAGGGGGACCTGGAGCTGGGTGTCGATGCGTGGTTGCCGTATACGGAGGACGACGGTGAGGCGCCGTCGGTGCGGATAGCGCGGGAGAAGGCCGCGGCCGCGGTGTGCGCCTCGTGTCCGGTGCTGGCGCAGTGCCGGGCGTACGGCCTGGCCGAGACCCCCGACGGCAAGCTCGCCGAGCCCGAGGGCGTCCTCGGCGGCATGCGGTCCCTGGAGCGACACCGGGACCTGATCGCACGCCGCCGCACGGCCGAGCCCACGGTCGCCCTCGCGGCGGGGGATCCACGGCTCGACGAGGCCCGGACCCCGCAGAAGCAGGCCGTATTGGCGGCGTTGGCGCGGGAGTCCGACGAGGAGCTGGTGGCGTACCGGGCCGGCATGGACGTGCGCACCGCCAACTGGCACAGGGCGATCCTCACCGGCCTCCTCGGCCTGGACAAGGACGTCGCCAGCCGCGGGGAGCTCCTGGCGCGGGCCGCCGAGCTGGGGGTGCTGCCCAAGCGCGCCCGGATCCGCCCGGACGGCATGCACCCGGTGCCCGCCGCACCGAACACGGACGGGAGCAGGCAGCGGCGGATCGCGCTGCGCATGACGATCCAGCTGGTCCTGCCCGGCCTGGAGCACCTGCCGCGCGTCCCCCGCCAGCCTGCCCCACCGCGCACGGCGTCCGCCCCGGCCCGCCGGGAGATTCACATCGTCTGGGTAGCGCAGCCCCTCGCCCTCCCCGCCCACCCCGTTCTGGAGGCCGTCACGTGACCACCACCCCCCAACTCCCCACGCCCACGGCCCCAGCCAGGACCACACCCTCGCCCGCGCTGGACGTAGCCGCGGTCGACGCCCAGCTGCACAATCGCAACCTCCGCTCAGCCGCCGTCATCGCCGGCGTACTCGACGCAGGGCTCCTCAACCACGCCGGGCGCCCCGACCGCCTGCCCACCGCGCTGTTCCCCGACGTACCCGAGGACGCGGTGCAGGCGATCTGGAACATGGCCCTGGTCGTCGGCATCTGGGCAGGCAAGGCCATGCTCCGGCCACAGTGGAACCCCGCAATGCTGGACCGGCTCCGGGACGCCCTGGACGAGGCCGGCTATCAGGCCATGGGTGCCAGCGTGGCCACCGCCGCGCAGTGCGGCCGCGGTCAGCACACCGACGAGGACCTGCCCTGGTGGGGAGACGAGCAGTGACCGCCGCGGGGCGGGGACGGCCCGTCGTCTTCGACGAGACGCTGCAGGCGGAGTTCCTGCGGCTCGTCGCTGACGGCGTCCACGTCGGGGAAGCCGCAGCCAAGGTCGGGGTGGGGCGGAAGACGCCCAGTCAGCTCGCCGCCCGTAACCGCGCCTTCGCTGCTGCCCTCACCGACGCCAAGACCGTGGGCCGGTCCGCGCGGTTCGCCCCCGAACGCCTCGCGCACGGACGCGTCAGCACCTACATCAACCACGCCTGCCGCTGCCCCCGCTGCCGCACCGCCGCAAGCCGCGCACGATCCAACAGCCCCGACCGCAAACACGCAGACATCCTGGAACTACCCGACACCCAACCCACCACCGGAGAAACGGAGTTCCTTCGTGCTGGCTGATTCGGTCGTTCAAAGCCGCAGGCCGCTGACCTGCGCTGGACACCGTTATTTACGTCCCAAAAGTATAGGACAACCGGGCCCACCGAAGGGATGACCCGATGAGCTGGTCATACGACCTAATCAACAGTTATCGACACGACTTGCTGAAGGGTGGAGGCGTGAACAGTTCAACCGGTAGGCTGGTGCCTGCGCCAGACGACCATTCAGGTTCTGATGACGCACACAAGACAAATGGAGCGGCCCCGCTCCCCCGGCTGGTAACCGGGATCAAGGCGGGGCCGTTGCCGGGGGCGAACCCGGCCACCGCCAGCCACAGCTACGAAAGGCCAGCGATATGGCTCAGAGTACCCGGGGATCCGGGCTATCAGACAGTGGGACTCCAGCCACCGCCGTGAAGATCACACCGGCGGGCCCGAGCGGAGACCCTGTCACCACTACCAAGACCATCGCGTGACCGCCGGCGGCGAGGAGTACCTCGCCCCGCAGCAGGCGTACGTCGACCCCACCCAGCACCGCCCTGGCGACTGCTGCGAACACTGCGACAGCCTCGATGAGTGCCCCGGGTACCTCGGCAACCGCATGACGCAGCGATACCGCGTCGAGGGTTGGGACGCTGACGCCTGGACCATGATGTCCAGCGCCTCCGAGGAAATCGCGGACACCCAGAAGCGCATGCGTCAGCTCAAGAAGCGCTTCCCTCAGATTCCGATGCGCATCGTCGCCGAGACCACGACGTACATGGTCGTCGGGACCGCACCGGGCAATGCCCCACCGACTGATGGAGATCAATTGACGTAGGTCCTACCTAGCGGGAGGTCTTGCCCCTCGGGGCTTCCTCTACCGCTGGCCGCTGGTGTTGGCGCACCGTGCGCGGCCTTCTGCAACGGCCCGGTTTGGCGACCGGGCTAAGGCTCCGGGACAGATCCGGTTTGGCGACCGGCTCCTACCAGAGCGACTGGGTTCCGACACCCACCCCCGCACACGAGGGGGCTTTTGCGTGCCCTCCCGCAATGACGGAAGCGAGTACATAGTGCACGACGTTCACACCTCTTGTCAGCTCAGCGATGCCGAAACAGGCGATTCGCCCCGGATTTCCCTCCCCGGACAGTGCAACCAGGGCCCGGCCGCGGCACTCCGTGTCGCACCCAGCCATCAGTGGGTCTCCACCACCACCGGCCGCATCACCGACGGGCACGACTGGCTCATGGCCGTCCACTGGGCCGCCGACCCCAAGCACAAGCGCTACACCCCCAGCAGCGCTCACGGCCCCCGCAGCATGAACGACACCACCCTCCGCCTCGCCCGCACCCTCGCCCACCTCACCGAGTGCCGGCCCGGCATCGCCTTCCTCATGCGGCTCCTCAAAGCCAGCGAGCGGACCGTCGAATACCACCTGGGCATGCTCCGCGAAGCCGGGCTGCTGGCGTACCGCTCCAAAGGCACCCGGGTCTCCGGCGTCGGCGCGCAGGCATCCGTGTACGAGCGGGTCGTCCCCTTCGCCTACGACGAGGCACACGGCATCCGGACCGTCGGCGAAGGCCCCGCCCGCCGCATCGTCGGCGCCGCACCCGAGCACCGCGACGAGCTCGGAAAGCTGTCGAAGAAGGCCGCCCGCAAGACCCGCCGCACTCGCCGGACGCGGAAGGGCCGTTGCACCCCAATGCAGGGTGGTACCTCTGGCTCTTCCTCTGCGGGTACATCTACCTATCCCCCTGAGAACAAGCTCGCCAGCGGGACCAGCGATTCCCCCACTCCCCAGATCCCTAAGCAGCGGGCCCGTCGTGCCCTCAACCGCGTCGGCCGCCGCTACCAGCTCGCCCAGGAACTCATCCAGACCATCCCGTGGCTCGGCAACACCAACACCGCCCGCGTCGCATGGGTAGCCCGCGAAGTCGCCGACGCCGGATGGTCCGCAGACGAGACCCGCGCCTACCTCGACCAGTTCGCCCTCGGCCCCGCCGACGGCATGCGCCGCCCCACCGGCGTCCTCGCCCGCCGCCTCAAGGGCGCCACCCGCATCCTCCGCACCCCGCAGGCCCGGCAGGAATGCCTGAATGCGTGGCGGGAATCCCGGCAGGCCACCCGCGCCGAACACGACGCCACCCAGTACGAGACCTTCGGCCCCGGCCCATCCAGCGCCCACGTCCAGGAGCTCGTCGCAGAGGCCTTCCGCCGTACCCAGCCGCGCCCGGCCACCGACGAGGAATGCATCGGCGAGTACTCCGCCGACAGCCCGATCGTCGCACTCGAAGACCTGACCCGCGACGAGGTCATCGACATGCGCGCCGCCGCCGCCAAGGACCCCAGCGTCATCGGCCTCGCCATCGACCTCATCGGCGAACACCAGGCCCGCCGGCTCTACACGAACGCCGCAGTCAACCGCAACCAGGCCGAACAGGAGACCGCCCATGCCTGAGCCGTCCGGCAAGGACATCTGCCGCGAAGCCCTCGCCGCCTACAAGAAGTCCACCTGGGCCATCCCCGCCAACAAACAGTCCAACAATCCCAAGCGCCCCCGGATAGTCCGACGCGGGACCGGGCGGGATCCCGTAGGGCTCGGTAGCGTCGTCGAAACCCTCAGCACCGACCAGGACTGGCAGACCGGCATCAAGGGCAGCAGCCTCCGCGACCGCTGGAACGAGCTCTGCCCCACCGAACTCTGCGGGAAGGTGGAGCCCACCTCCTACGACAAGACCCGCGGCTGCCTCACCCTCAAGCCGTCCTCCGACGCGGCCGCCAGCTTCCTCCGCATGTTCGGCCAGCAGCTCGTCACCAGCCTCCAGAAGCAGGGCGCCCCTGTACGGGCGATCCGCCTCGAGCGCGTCGGCCCCCTCAGCAGCGGCCAGCCGGCAGCCCCGGAGCTCACCCAAGAGCCAGTGGCCCTAGGCCCGGTTAAGACCCGCGACACCGCGTCCCCTGGCTACCGCGCCGCCTTCGAAGCCATCAAGGCAACCGCGCGAACCGAGACCGATGTCCAGCAGCGCACCCGGGCCGCCGCCGAACGGCAGACCGCGGCCATGCGCACGCACCGCGAGCCTGACGACGAGCACGCCGAAGCCGTGTGGTTCGCCGACGACCTCGAGGCGAAGAACCGCGCCGAACGAGACCAGCTCATCCGCCGCCTTGCCCGCGAACACAAGGCCGACCGTGAAGCTGGCAGCATCCCCGAAATCCGCACCGCCTTCCAACGCACGGCATGACGGCGGACTGCCTCCGCCGAGCCCGTGCCATGGGCCTGGCCGTACGGCACATCACGGCATGATTTAGCGCGCTAAATCGAGCGCCGAGGGCAGGGAGGCACCGAGATGACTCCAATTGGAGTCGCATCTAGGTCTCCGATGTCCGGTTGCGAACCTCAGCTTGTCCCCGAGCCCTCGCCGTTTTAGCGCGCTAAAACCGACCGCCACTCCGAGAGACCGCCAAAGAAGATCTCCACCAGTGCATCTGCGATGATTCGCCCTGTCCGTAGTACCGGAACACGGGAATCACACGGAGAGCACATGCCTTCCAGCGTCTACGTCGTATCCATCGACCCACAGGCCTCCACCGTCTGGTGGGCCAACCGAATCGGCGACCAACTGCCGTTCGACTTCTCTCAGGAGCACGAGACTCCCGAGAACCTCGCTGCCCTCGCCACCACGAAGGCCAAGGTCCACGTCATCGCCAACCAGAAGGGCGGCGTCGGCAAGACCACCAAGACGATGAACCTCGCAGCAGTCGTCGCGGACGTCCTTGCCCACAGCGACCGCGGCTTGGAACACGTCTTCATCGACACCCCGGGCAGCCTCCAGGACGAGAACCTCCTCCTCGAAGCCCTCAAGTACGCCGACGACGTACTGGTGCCCATGCCCCCTGAAGGCCTGGCCTTCGACCCCACCGCCCGAACCGTCGAACGCGTCATCAAGCCCACCGGCCTGCCCTACCGCGTCGTCATCAACAACTGGGACCCGCGCGACGGCAAAGCCGACCTCGAGGACACCCAGGCGTACATCGAAGCCAAGGGATGGCCCGTAGCCCGGACCGTGATCCGTCGCTACAAGGTCCACACCCGCGCATCCGTCGACGGCCGAGTCGTTACCCAGTACCCGAAGAACCGGGTCTCCATGGAGGCGCGAGAAGACTTCTACCGCCTCGCCATTGAGCTCGGCTACGGAGGCGCCGCCTAATGGGTCGCCGTACAAGCCTCGCCTCACTGGCCGGCGACCAGGTCGAGGAAGTCCCAGGCAGCAGCGACCTGACGCTGCTGCACATGCCCTTGACCAAGCTGGTGCCCACTCGGTTCAACCCTCGCCGGAACTTCGGGAACAAGGAACAGCTCTGCGAGTTCGGCGAGGTCCTGAAGAAGCGGCAGCTGCAACCAGCGGTCGTCGTCTCCCGGACGGCATACCTCAAGCTCTGGCCAGACGAGGCCGAGCTGGTTGGTGACGCCAGCTACGTCATTGCGAACGGGGAGCGCCGCTATCGAGCCAGCAAGGAAGTTGGGCTCGAGAAGCTATGGGTCGTCCACCGGGAAGAGGTTGCCAGCTCCAGAGCCGACTTCCTCGATGCGGTCCTCTCCGAGAACAACGACCGCGATGACCTGGACCCGATCGAGCGGGCACTCGGTATCGACACCATGGTTCAAGAGCTTGACGGTGTTGGCGCTGTCGCTGCGCACTACGGGAAGTCTGCGGGGTGGGTCAGTCAGCAGCGCAAGATGCTGAAGTTGGTTCCCGACCTTCAGATGCTGGTGAGCAGTGGCGAGATGCCCCAACGCGAGGGGTACCGCATTGCTGGCCTGCCAGCCGGTGAGCAGGTTGCAGAGTGGAGGGTCGAGCTCGTGCGCCGCGAGCAGCTGGAGAAGGCTCGCCAAGAAGCCAAGAAGAGCAAGGGGAATCCGGGCGGGGCTGCCCCGAAGTCGCCTGTGGCAGGTAAGGGAGAGGGGCCATCTGCGGAGTCAGCCGCCTCGGACGGTTCCAGTTTTAGCGCGCTAAAAAGTGGCGGGAGCGACGACAACGGCGGAGAGGCCTCCCCTGTCGACGTGCCAGCCCAACTATCACGGCGTGATCATCCCGGTGCCCAACCTTCATCCGATGCAGGCCAAGGCTCTGGAGAGCCCAACCCTTCGGCCGACGAGGAGACAGGGGGCCAGGAGCTGGGGGAAGAGGCCGGTGAAGCGGCCACGCCGACGCCGGGCAAGGGCAGTCAACCGCGACAGCTGCCATACGACGAGCCCTTCTACGTCGTTCAGCATCTGCGTCTGAAGATGTCCAGCGATGCCTTCGCCCAGGGTGGCCGCGTTTGGATGGCTGCTATGCGAGAGCACCAGCCCGAGGCGTATCACGCGCTGCTGCGAGAGCTGACCAAGGAGGGCGCCGAGTCCTCCTGACGGGCCCGATCGCCAAGCGGCCCCGTTCTCTCACCGCCACGGTGGGGGAGCGGGGCCGTTTTCTGCGTTTCGGGCCGGTCGCCCCACCCATCCAGATCACGCCAGACTGCCGGGGTTTCTCCGTCCCCCACCCGAGTGACAAGCCGACCGGCCCCTTCACGTCGGCGGCGAGCCCGGGTTGCTTGGGTGGTGCTGCCTGTCGTGGTGGGGCGGGCGGCCGCGGTAGGGGAGCGGCCCCTACCCCGCCACCCCGCACGTGCGCTGGACGAAAAAGGGGGGATGGGCCCGACCAGCCTGAACCGTATCCGGGCTAGACTGCCGTCACTGACGGGCCACGCCCTGAGGTCTCGCGCCCCCGGCGCTGCGGTAGCTGTTGTCGGCAAAACTCCGGCCACCGCACAGCCGGGGGCGTTCTCATACCCGCGGACCGTCGGCGGCCGGAATCCGTCGCCTGCGTAGTCACAGACGTGCCAAATACTGAGCCCCACCTAACCTGTCGGCCCGCTTTGGTGTCACAGTGGCACTCTGGCCCGGTCTCCGGCAGCACCAGGCCCGACCGACCTCCCTTCCCAACGCTGCCGAGTGGAGAGCCCATGCCCGGACCTGAGGCGGCCGGCACCACGCCACCGCCCACACTCCCGCCCACCGCCATCACGACCGTGGCAACCGCGGATGCCGACGTGATCGACCTCCACCGGCGCACCAGGCGACGCCGCAGCGGCGACACTTTGAGGGTGGCCACCCAACCGTCCGACCCGGCACTGGAACGCCTCGCCGCGCACGCCGAGGCCCTGTACCAGGAGTTCGACCGGACGCTCACGGACCCGGCGACAGCGGAGGCCTACCGCATCGCCCTGCACCTGGCGATCAGCTTCCTCGAGGGGGCGCACGCCCGAGGCACCGTCCCCGACGGAGCCCTCGACGCCCCGCGCAACATGCTCCTCGCGGCGTGCAACGCGCCCGACGCTCTGTAACCCCTTCAGGGCGTCAGTAACCCCTATAGATCCACCCTTTGTGACCGTTTCGCATCAACATTTTCGCCCACCTGCGGACTTGCCCGAAGCCGTTCAATACGCGACTAACTCGTGCCATCATTGAGCATCCGGACGCTAACCGGGAGTGATCAGCTCCGGCCACGGCGCATGCACGCAGCCCCACCTGCCCCCAGTGCGCCCCCAGGCCGCAGGCAGATGGATGGGGACCATATGGGCAACGCAGACACCAGCGCCACAGCAGCGGCCCACATGCGGACCCTGCGAGAGATATCCGGGCCCCTCGCCCGCAAAGGCGACACGAGCCCCAGCCGCGCCAAACCAGCCCACGCGCCGGCCCCGATCGACCTTGGGCTCCTCGACCACCTTGAGGCATCCCGCGCCGAAATCGTCGCCGCCGTACGCGACGCCAACCCGGCAGCCGGGCCCGCACCGCTCGACGAGGGCATCTACCAGTGGATGGTCGACGCCACCCCTCAGCTCGACGAAGACCGGCGCCGCGTCCATGAGGCGCTCGCTTACCGGCAGGGCCTCGAGCACGCACTGCGGGCGGGGGAGGAGAAGGTCATCCGCCGCCATGCCTGCCCTGCCTGTCGGACGTGGGGACTGTTCTGGTCCCGGCCCGCCCAGCGAGCGGCGTGCGTGAACCGGTACTGCTCCGACGCGGCGGGTAGACGCAGCACATGGACGCTGTCCCAGCTCGCCCACCACCACATCGCCACCCAGGCAGAGCGGAGGCGGACAGCGACCTGACGCACTGCCCGCACCACCTGGCACGACTGCTGCTGCACCACACCCGCATTACCCGTTTCGGCCGGCTCGGCGCTGCGAAAACGACGGCCCCCGAAAAGGGAGTAGTGGCCAATGGCCCTGTCCGTCATCACGCCAGAGTCCGTCACCGGCGACCTCGTCACCCTCAAGGAAGCCGTCCTCCTGCTCAAGGACACCGGATACCCGGCGTCGCAGAGCACCTTGAGGCGCTGGATCAACCGCCACGGGGTCCTGACGAAGCGCATCGGGAGAGTGGATTACGTGTGCTTCTCCGATGTCCTGCTGGTGCAGCGGGATGAGTACGAGCGGATGTTGGCGGAGGCGCATCAGCGCTGACCTGCATGGACGTCTGTGATTGAGCCCCGGCCCGGGGGGTGGGTCGGGGCTTTCTCATGCCCATTCGTAGTTTCTGTTGCGATCACCACAGAAAACTGTCATGCTGGCAGAGCCGACAAGGCGAGGACCCAACTCCCCGCCGAGTACTAGCTCCTGGAGCTGACCATGAGCATCACCCTGGACAGGCCCGTGCGCACCCACCGCACCGCCATCTCCCACCGAGACCTCACCCCCATCCAGCAGACCGGCTGGAACACCGTCGAAGAGCTGACCTACGACCTGGAGCAGGCCGCCCACGCCGGCGCCAACGTCGCGGCCGAGCTCGTCCTGGCCCACGCCACCGCCGCCCAGTTCCTCGGCATCGACCTCCCCGCCGGCGACATCCTCGTCCAGTGCTCTTGCATCGACTGCCCGGACGCCTGCGACCGCATCACCGCGTTCAAGGCCTGCGCCGAGTACCTCGACGGGAACGTCCAGCGCCCCCAGTGCCCCGCCTGCGTCAAGGACCACCGCCACTACGGCGACTGAGTCCCACGCCCCCAACGTCCGGCCCGGCCCCGGTCGAACACCCCGCGGCCCCCACCCAGACACCCGCCGGCAGTAGCTCCCCCGGCCGGGCCGGACCACCACCTGCACGAACGGAGACCCGCCATGTCCGAAACCGCCCGCATCCTTCAGCAAGCCGCCCGCCTCATCGGGACCTACGGCCTCCACACCGGCCCCCAATTCGCAGGCCTGAGCGAGAGCTTCAGCTCCCTCCACGCCCCGCTGGACGTCTGCGCCGCCATCTACATCGCCGCCGAAGGCAAGGGCCCCAGCGTGTTCCAGAGGGACGAAGACGCCTCCCTCCGCCTCATCGAGTGCAGCGCCCCCACCATGCAGGCCATCCGCGTCCTCTCCAACGCCCTCGACACCGAACCGCCCTTCATCCAGATCACGGATGACCACACGGTCGCCGAGTACGTGCAGCACGTTTCCCGCTGGGCCAGCACCCCCCAGTTCTCTGACGAGCAGCCGCCCACCGAGGCCGAGGTCATCGGCCGCATCCTCCGCACCGCCGACACCCTCGACGCCCCGCGCGCCCTCGCCGCCTGACACCCGCAGGAGCACCCGCCATGGAGAACTTCGCCTTCACCCTCCCCAAGCCCACCACCCCCGACCAGATCCTCGACGAGCACCTCGGACGCGGCGACGCCAACGACGAGCACCACACAGAGCGCACCACCCTCCCCGAGCTCGAACACCGGCTGGAGTGCTACCGCGACCCCCGCATCAGCGGCACCACCCAGGCCGGCGCCAGCAAGTACACCGCCGCCTACTGCCGCGGCTACCAGGCCTACATCGAGGACGCCTACGCCGCCGAGTGGCTCTCCGCCGACCTCGCCTACACCGCGGCCAACGACCTGTACCAGCCCGCCAGCTGAACCCCGCACCACCACACCCACCCTCAGTGATCAACGGAGATGACTGACATGGCCGCCACCACCCCGAAGAAGCCCACCACCGACACCGCCATGACCCCCGAACTCGCCATGGCCTACGAGTTCGACCGCATCCAGCAGCGCCTCAGCGTCAACGACGGCCGCCTCGCGGAACTGCGTCACTGCCTCGACGCCGACGTTGACACCTGCGTCCAGCTCCCCGGCATCCCGCATCCCGACGAGACCCAGACCGCGTGACCCGAGCCCCACCCGCCGGGCGGCCCACACCGCCGGCACCCGCCCCGACCACCAGGAGCAGCGCATGACCGACACCCGAACGCTCACCCTCCAGACCAGCGCCGGCCCCATTCCGGTCCAGGCGTACCCCACCGACACCGACGGCCTCTACGTCTACCGAAACGGCGCCACCTGGCGACTCGCCCACCACACCGGCTACGTCCTCGCCGACTTCCACTACAACCAGCACCCCTACAACGCCGCCAAGGCCCTCGGCGAGATCACCGACTGGACGCAGACCGCCGAGCAGCTGCGCACCGACGTCAACACGTTCATCTACGCCGTCTTCGACGCCATCCACGACGCCGACGGCACCTGCCTCCTCCGCCCCGACGGGCCCGCCGCGCACGCCCTGGCAGCCCGCGGTGACTGACCACACCGCGCTCCTCCGCGCGGCCGAGGACGAACTCGCCCGCCTCCGCACATGGGCAGCCCTCATCGTCAGCTTCATCCACAACCCCGCCTACGACCGCGACGCCCGCATCGCCTGCGCCCAAACCCTCGGCCTCCCCGAACCGACCAAGGAGCCCGCCCGATGAACGAGCGCGACGTCTCCTGCACCGGCAAACGCTGGTGGCTCACCCGAGCCGCAGCCAAACGCGAAGCCAACGGCATACGCCGCCGAGGCGGCCCCGCACTCCGCGTCTACCCCTGCCGCTACTGCGGCTGCCACCACCTCGGCAACCCGCCCGGCCAAGCCACCTACACCCGCCGCACCCGCAACGGCCCCGTACCACTCCACCAATACATCCAGGAGCGCACCACATGAAGGCCCTCACCATCCGCCAGCCATGGAGTGGCGCAATCGCCCACCAGTCGAAGCGCGTCGAAAACCGCACCTGGAAGCTCCCCGACAAGTACCGCGGGGCCCGCATCCTCATCCACGCCGGCGCTGAGCCCGACAAGAGCGCCACCGTCCACGGCCCGAACCTCGACGTCTACGGAGCCTTCATCGCCGTCGCCCGCATCACCGGCTACCACTACGACACCGGCAACGACCCCTGCTGCTCCGAGTGGGCCTTCCAAGGCACCTACCACTGGACCCTCGACGACGTCCGCGCCCTGCCCGAGCCCATCCCCGCCAAGGGCCGCCTCGGCTTCTGGACCCCCACGGACGACGCCCTCAACGCCGCACGCGCCCAGCTGGAGGCCAACCGGTGACCGCCCTCGCCCCCGAACCCGTCTCCCTCACCTGGGAACACCGCGCAGCCATCGTCATCCACGGCGAACCCGCCGGCCAAGGCGCCATCAGCTTCAACGGCAAAGGCCGCGGAGCCCGCCACACCAACGAAAAGAAGCTCAAGCCCTGGCGCCGAGCCATCATCCTCGCCACCCGCGACACCACCGGCTGCCACGGCTACACCGACTGGGGCGGCATCTGCCTCACCTGCCGTATCCCCAAGCCCGACCACGGTCTCTACGCCAACATCCCCACCGCAGTCGACATCACCATCACCGTCCCCAAACCCAAGACCGCCCCCAAGCGCCGGCAGTCCTGGCCCATCACCCGCGCCAGCTCAGACATCGACCACCACGCCCGCGCCTGCCTCGACTCCCTCTCCGAATCCGGCGTCATCCGCGACGACTCGCAGATCACCGAACTCGCCGTCCGCAAGGTCTACCCCGGCGAACACCCCGAAGCCCTCTCCGCCCCCGGCGCCCTCATCCGCCTCTACACCCTGAACGGAGCCCCGCAATGACCACCGTCGCCCCGCACACGCCGCCCCACGAGACACGCCGCGCCACCGGACGCGCAGAAACCCTTCGCTCGTCTTGGGAGGACCGCTCCGCCTGCTACAACCGGCCCACCCAGTGGTGGGACGACGACGCCCCGAAGGAGCTCCAGGAGAAGGCTCGGGAGGTGTGCATGGAGTGCCCGGTCTTCGCCGAGTGCTTGGGGGATGCGCGGGCCACCGAAGGGGGGGCCGACATCGGCCGCAGCAACGTTCGTGCTGGCCTCACAGGGCGTCAGCGTGACTGGTTGAACCGGCAGGTGCGTCTGCACGGGGAATTCGACGCCGAGGAAGCCAGGCTGCTCGCCCTCGAGTCGACGGTGTCCGGTCGGACGGTGAAGGACCTCGCCGAGCGGGGGGGCGTGGAGGGGATGACGCTGCGCCTGGCGGTGAAGTTGCTGCCCGTGACTGAAGTGGAGCCCGCGCCGGCTCCGGTGGCTGAGGTGAAGCCGCGGAACAAGGGCGAGCGGGTGCTGGCGCGGATGGAAGAGGTGCTGGAGTGGCGGTATGAGGGTGTGTCGCTGGCGGAGGTTGCCGCTCGGTTGGGCGTCTCGGCCCGGACCGCGTCTGACGCCATCAAGAAGTATTTGGGTGACGATCCCGACCAGCCGCTGAAGGTCCACAGCCGGCTTTCGAAGGAAGAGAGGGCCGAGCAGATCACCGGGTTCTGTCAGGGCGGCTTGACCTGGAAGGACATCGACCGGGAGTTGAGTCAGTCGTACGGGACGACGTACCGGTTCGTGGCTCGCTACCGCAGTGAGCTGGAGTCGCGCGGTGAGCCCGTGCCTCGGGAGTTTCAGCGGGACCAGGCGATTCTGACGGAGGCGCAGGTGGTGCGTATCCGGGAGAGGGCCGTGGAGGGCGTGACGGACCTTGAGCAGGCGATGGAGCTTGGGGTGAACCGGAAGGTCGTCACGGATGTGGCTGCGGGTGAGACGTACAAGAGGTTCGGTGGGCCGATCCGTCCGAAGCGGGTGTCGAAGCAGCCGTGCTTGGCGTCGCGGACGTTGTGGCACAACGGGCAGGCCGGGTTCGTCAAGGCCAGCTGAGCAGTTCAACCATTCGATCGATCAAGTAGAGAGAAGAGCAGCATGAGCGGCGAAACCGTGATCACGATCGTGGGCAACCTGGTCGACGAAGTTGAGTTGAGGTTTACTCCGGCGGGCGTGGCGGTTGCCAAGTTCAGGGTGGCGTCGACCCCGAGGAAGTTCAACCGGGATACGAACACGTGGGAGGACGACCGGGACGGTTCGCTGTTCCTGTCGTGCTCGGTGTGGCGGCAGGCTGCTGAGCATGCTGCGGAGAGTCTGTCGAAGGGGATGCGGGTCATCGTGCAGGGCAGGCTGAAGCAGCGGTCGTATGAGGACAACCAGGGCGTGAAGCGCACGGTGTTCGACCTTGATGTGGAGGACTTCGGGCCCAGCTTGAAGCTGGCCACGGCGAAGGTGACGAAGTCCGGCGGTTCGGGTCAGGGCCGGCAGGAGGTTCAGCGGGCGCGGCAGGCTCATGGTGCGGCGTCTGTGGAGGATCCGTGGGCGTCGTCGGCGCCGGCTGCGTCGGGCGGGTACTCGGACGAGGTGCCGTTCTGAGCGGAGTTCGTGCAGGTAGGCCCGGCCCCGTGTGGGGTCGGGCCTTTGTGTTGCCACCCCCTCCGCCTTCTCTGTTGCGATCACAACAGAAAGGTGGGATGCTCTAAGAGTCAGACCACACGGGCCCAGCTCAACAAGTGGAGGTGGCCGCCATGCGCGAGCTCCGACTCATCGACCCCTACGGCGCCACCGTCCCCGGCACCATCCACCTCAACGTCCCCGACGCCAACGCGCCGGCACTGGAGAACCACCTCCGCTACGACGTAACGCCCGTGCACGCCGCAGGCCACGACGGCATCAACGGCTACCGCTTCTACGTCGGCGACTACCGCGTCCAGAACCTCCCCGCCGTACCGCACGGCGCCACGCAGCGCCTCGCGCAGGCCGCCTGACCCACAGTCCGGAGCCCGCCCCGGGGCTCCACGGCCGCCCCAAGCCCCCAGCGAGGGGCGGCCCTCTCTTTGCAGCCCCGCTGACACCGCCAGGAGACCTGCATGCTCGTCACCCTCCCGGACGCCACCACTGTCGACCTCGACCTCAAGAGCTGCGCCCAGTGCGGACGCATCGGTGATCGGTACTTCCTCACCGTGCCCACCGACGGTCTCGGTGGCCCTGAGGTGCACGTGTGCAGTGCCCGGCAGGCCTGCCAGCGCCGGGTCGACAAGGCCCGCAAGACGCAGGCCGCAGTGTCCGCACTGCGCGCCTGCCCCGCCCCCGCGGAGGACGTACCGACCGGCAGCGTGCAGGACTGGAAGGCGCCGACGGGCCGGTGGACTGAGGAGGAGCAAGAGGGCCACTACTGGGCCCTGGCCCTCGCCATCGGCATCGACCCGAGCAGCCGCGATGCCCTTCACCCCCGTGTCCGTGCCCGTACCGCCCGCCCTCGCCAGACCGCTGCCTGACCTCTGCACGTAGAAAGGCCCGCCCATGACCCTCGTGAATGACGCCCGGCTCCACGCTGAAAAGGTGCTGGCGCTGCACATCACCAACCGTGGCCTGCCCGCCGTCCTGCCGATCTGGACGCGGAGCACCGCCCCCGACGGCACCCCGATGCTGACGATCCGCATCGGCGACGAGAAGACCCTCCGCTCCTTCGCGACGGAGGCGACGATCGCCCTGGACCAGCCGGGGGACCAGCGGCCCGCCCTGGACATCACCAGTGTGGGGCTGGAGGTGGTGTGGCGGACGGGCGGCGTGTGGATCCGCATGTGGTCCCCGACCCAAGACGCGCCGCGCACACCCGTCCCGAAGCCAGGGCCTGTCACCGTCCCTGCTCAGGCCAGGCCGTCCGGCCGGCTCCCGTTCACCACCGCCCTCCGCAACCGCCACAACCCGAAGGAGAACTGACCATGACCGACACCCTGGCAAGCGAGACCAGCCTCGCCTCCGAACTCGTCACCGACCTCGCGCAGATGCACCTGCGCAGCATCGCCTCCCCACTGCCGCAGCACCCGGCTGCCTTCGGCTGGCAGGCCACAGCTGGTGGCGTCGCCGCCCTGGCCGCCCGCCTCCTGGACAGCCTCGCGCAGGTAGACCCGGCGCAGGCCGACGCTATCGCTGGCTGGTACGGGGATCTGGTGGACCACGGTTCCGCTCAGATGGGCGTCTATTCGTGGATCAAGCACAGTGTTGCGGCCCCAGCTGGCGCAGACATCGAGCAGTGGATGGACGAGGCGCAGGACCTTGCCGTGCAGGCCAAGGCCGCCACCGAATCCGTCGCCGTAACAGCTGCCGGGTGAGCACCTGCGTGTGGTGTGGCCGGTCCGGTCGGGCCGGCTTCACCGCCCACCGCGGCACCACCGCCTGCACCGCCCGAGGCGCCTGCCTCCACCACTGGACCCGACGCCCCCGAACCCGATGAAGGAGAACACTATGACCGACACCGACCGGCTCAATGCGATCGACGGCCGTGCCCAGGCCGCCACCGAGGGGCCGTGGGGCTTCTACAACGACGGCACTGGCCGCCTGGACATCGCCGCCTGGCTGAGGGAGACCGGTCACGGGTATCGATGCCGCCGCCAGATCGCCCAGACCATTGAGTTCCCGATCGACAATGACCAGTCGCACGAGCACTGGACCGAGGAGGACGATCAGCGGCAGATCGAGGCGGACGCCGAGTTCATCGCTCAGGCGCGCGAGGACGTGCCGTGGTTGGTCGCTCGAGTTCGGGAGCTCGAGGCCGCGTTGCAAGCTGCTGGGGAATCGGCGTGACTGCTCCTGTTGAGGTGGGCTCGTCGCCGAACAGCGGCGGGCCCCGCCCCCTCCTTCCCCGAGTCCAGTTCCGCGTCCTGCGCCTCCTCGCTGAAGGCAGCAAGACCCCCGAGATAGCCGACCAGCTCGGCGTCTCCGAGGTCACCGTCCGCGGCTACGTACTCCGCCTTCGAAGGGCGCTGGACGCGCGGACCACGGCCCAGTGCATTCACCGTGCCCACCAACTGGGCCTCCTGGACGACTTGATGAAGACGCCGGCACGAAGGCTGTTGCCGCAGGAGATGCAGGTGCTGCGCATGGTCGCATCAGGCCGCACCAACTCAGAGATCGCTGCCGTCCTGCGGCGTCCGGAGTACACGGTCGCCGAGCAGGTTCGGCAGCTGCGTGCCCGTCTGGGGGCTCGAGACCGAGGCCATGCGGTAGCTCTGGCCATGGCGCAGGGCGTGCTGACGGCCGCTGATGTCCAGGGTTCCGCCATGCGGCCAGCGATTGGCCGCTCTGCGTGACTGTCAATTGATCGAACTTGGCCTGTAGCGCGGGCCGGAGAACCGTACCCGCCAGTATCTGAGCGGGATTCGTAACCCACCGTCACACCAGCCCTGAAAGGGGTCTACTCGTCATGCCCGAAACCGGGAAGCAGATACTGCAAGAGATCGGCATCGGAGCCGTGGTCGGCGCTATCGCCGCCGTCGTGTGGGTTCTCGTCGTCGGCTCGTCGCAGGTGTCGCCGTGGACGTTCTTCTTCGCCAACGTCATCGTGTTGCTGGCCGCAGGGTCCACTGCGTCGGCCTGGTCCCGGTGGCAGGTTGCGCGGCGATCCAAGGAGGCCCGCCGATGAACCCCCGTGCCGCACAGTTCTCCGCCGCGTACGCAGCACTGACCGCCGCTCACGAGGTTGCCGACCATCTGGTGCAGGTGGACCGTGACGCCGTCGCCAAGGGCCAGCACGGTGTCGAGGGGCGGGTGGCGTGCGCCCGGCACGTCGCCTCGTACACCCTCACCCAGGCCATCGCCCTGGCGGCCGCGGACCGTGGACTGGGGCTGCGCCTCAACTGGCGCTACGCCACCGCCGGGCTCCTGGTCTCCGCCGTCACCCACTACGCCGCGGACCGGTCCGGTGGACGCTGGGCCGAAGACCCCGAGACGCAGCCCACCACGCGTCTCGTCCGCGCAGCGCACCGCGTCGGGAAGGGCGGCTGGCTCACCAGGGACCCGCAGGCCGGCTACCGCATCGACCAGGCCTGGCACAAGGGCTGGATCGCCGTGGCCGCGGGCGTGGTTGCCACTGGGGGTGAGCGGTGACCGCGGGATCCTCTGCGGCCGCGTGGGGCCGCGAGCAGGGGCGCCTGCGCTGGTGGCAGCACCTGGTGGCGGCGGTGGGTGTGGAGACGCCGGAGATGGGCCGCAAGCGCCGTCACCGGGAGCGCTGCGAGGCCGGCTCGATCGGGGAGCAGCGCACCCACGCGATGCTCCAGCCGCTGCTCGGCGAGGGCTGGCACATCCTGCCGGACCGGCGCGTGGGCCGTTCAGCGAACGTCGACCACGTCCTCGTCGGGCCGGACGGGCAGGTGTTCACGCTGGACACGAAGCTGTGGTCGGGCCGGTTCGGGTTCCGGGTGCGGCTGGCCGGTGGCCGGCTGACGCACGGTGATCACGACCGGGACCGGCAGGTCGATACCGCTCTGTGGGAGACGGACCAGGTTTCGAAGGCCCTTGGTGGCGTGCACGTAACGCCGCTGATCGTGGTGCACAACGCCCCGGTGGACGGCGGCGGGTTCCGGGTGCGCGGGGTTGCGGTGTTCCCCGCGGACCGGCTGCTGGAGCTGCTGCGCCGCAACGTTGGGCCGGCGGATCCGTGCGGGGCGCTGCTCCTAGCCCGGCTGGCGGAGGTCCAGTTACCGCCGCGCTGACCAAGGGTGCCGTCTCGAGAGCCCCACTGCCCTTCACGGGGTGGTGGGGCTCGTTTCGTGTGCCGGCCCGGCTACAGCTCGAGAGGCGGGTCGCCGCGGTGTACGACGCTCATCGCGGCCGGGTCCCAGCGGTAGGTGCGGGCCTGGTAGCTGGTGTCACTCTCGAGGTGCACGTCGACCTGGACCGCCCGTCGGCCGTCCTCGTAACGGTGCAACGCGATGACGGGGCAGCATCGCCACTGGCCGCGGATGCGGATGACGAGGGCCGGGCGTGTGGTGCGGGGCCAGGTCTGCACGGCCGGCGGCGGGCCGTCGGCTGGTTTCCAGGGCGGGGTTTCTACGGCCTCAACAGGCTCGGGTTCGGGTGGCACCTGGGCAGTGTGTCAGCCAGTGGCAGATGCAGTGCTGTAGCCGAGGGACTCTGGGCGATCTGGTGCGGGCTTCCGTTTGCCGTTGAGCAGGTTGCACAGGGCTCCTGCGGAGTAGCCGGTCTCCTCGGAAAGGGCCTGGAGGGTGGCTCCTACGGCGCGCATGCCCCGTAGTCGTTCCAGATCCGACATGGTGAGCAGTCGGCGGCCTCGGCAGGCCCCGGACTTGCTCACGATCCGCTGGTCGCGTCGTCTTCGTCGGGGTGGTGTCTCGTGCTCGTACCAGAGCGCGAATACCCGGCCGCGGGCCTTCTTGAGCCGCCCGGAGAACGCGGTCAGCGTCAGTCCTAGGGAGTCGGCGGCTTCC